CTCCACCCGCCGCATGATATGTACCTACGCCTGTCTCAAAATTAACTCCGTCGCGGCACGTATACGGGAATTTATCTCCATCTGCTAGTACTGACTGTAGCGATCTATTCGGCGCTGGCATTGCAGCACCCAACGAATAATCACCCGTACCTGTGGTTACTGTAACACTTCCGACTAGTGGAGTGACTTTAATAGGCGTCATGTTTACGACATCTCCTCTATTGTTCCATCTATATTATATGCTATTCCCGTACCTTCGCCGTATGAGCGATATGGTTTATCCGCTATAGTAAGCAGTCCATACGTGGATTTTTCAACAATATACGTTGGATTTGTGGTAGATTTAACAAATAACACAGATCTACTTACACCTCTAGTGCGTTGGATACCCCCTATCGTCTTTAACACGTCTACTTCTTTCACGCCTACGACTGTGAATTTCTGTCGTCCTGTTTTACTTCTGATCGTAGGATAGATTTGACCTCCCCCTGATACCAGCCTAGCTGAGGGTTCATTCGTACCTATTGTACCGTCGGCGGATACACCTCTAGGGAATTCATAACACGTGTTAGCTGATTTACTTGCTAATATCAAGCGGCCGATTTGCACATATCCGGCTGCGTTACCAGTGTCGAGAATATCAAAGCGCCAGTATTTGTAATTGCCAAAACCAGCAGATGAGTAGATTAAATGCGGGAAACGAGTAAAACCTGCGATATCTAAACCTGCTGTAGGCCAGAATGGTAAAGTAATATCAACCGCAGGTGCAGACGTTAAACCGGATAAGCTTGTAGCAGCGCGGCGACGCACCATTGCGTTAGAGCTAGCATTCGAGTAAGCTAAATCTATCAAGTTTAAATTATATGCATTGGGCAGTGTTACAGTGAAATACGCTTGGGTTAAATCTGTAAATCTACAAGGTAGCGATGGTTGCTCTGTTTGCAAATTTGTCAACGGCATAGACCCTGCTACGGGTCCACCGGTTATAACTGATAGGTCAGACAGCACAGGTGTGGCTAGGATAGGGACGCCCATTGCAGATTACCTTTTAATACTTATTTTTAACGCCCAATTGATATACATGAGAACTTGTAACTAGTCGATACAGTAAGTGCGGTAGCAATTCCGCCAACTAGATTCGTCCACGTGAAAACGGGTGCAGACGTTGACTCTGTAGTCTCTTGTATTGTAGCACCATTCCCCCACGTAGAGGCCCCCTTGACGAGCATACAGACGGTAGGGGGGGCGTTGGTAGTGTAGGCAGTCCCAAAGGTCACGGTGCACGTCCCTGTGCTCCCTGGTGTCCCTGTGCCAGTGTTTATAGTGACAACGTAAGCTAAGTCTGTCCCGGCTATCGTAGGGGCACTAGGGCTCGTTCCTGTACCTGTGCAAGCTATCGTAGGAGTAATACTCGCTACAGCGGATGTGACGATATGAGCACCTGTAGTCAACGTTCCGTTAGCCGCTATATCTAACCAAATGTGCGAACCAAATATATCAGAGAATGATAACTGTGCTGCGCTGCCGCCGGATAACGCTGTACCCGCTTGTATATATATATGTGCCCCGCTAGTGGCAGGCCGCAATAAGGCGCCATTACCTACCATACCTAAGCTAAAATCACTACCACTAGAGCCTAGTGTTTGGCTTGTTCCCGCTAATAGCACAGCCAGTGGAGTTTGCGCCCCTGTAGCAGTACCAGATATATCACTAAAAGCCGGTTGTGCTTTAGTGTACACGCCTGTGGTAGAATTATACGCTGTGAAGTATTGACTAGTCGTAGATGTTGTATTAGCTGGTAATACATTAGCAAGCATAGTTGACGTAACAGTGCCAGTGTCACCGGTTGTTACGATAGTACCGCTTACATTCGGCAGGGTCCATGTTATATCCGCTGTAGGATCTACTACAGTTAGAAATCCTTCGCTTGAGTTAGATGTAGATCCTTCAAATAAAATACCATTTAATCCTAGCGCAACTTGATTAGTTGCCATACCTTGATTATTAGATAGTGTAAATTGCTCACTCCCAGATAACGGCATACCTTGGTCTGTAAAACCTGCGGCAAGCCTAACATCCAACGTGGTAGAGTTAGCGCCTACAGGTGGTATTTGTTGACTGTCTGCCGTGTAGTAAGGCAGAAATATCACAGCGGGTATTGTGTTGCTCCACGTAGCCGCTGTATTATCTTGGAGAACACCACCTATTATAGGGGTGGCAACAAACGTAATATTAGTAGGAAAGGCTGTAGCACCTACTTGCGACGCAACCACAACTGCTGCACCTGTAGTAGATCCTCTATGCAAGAATTCACTGTGTACAAACGTGTCGTGATCTGTGTTGCCAAGCCATACACCGTAAGCAGTGGAAGCCGATCCGCGTTCGAATGTGCAACGGACAAAAGACAATTCATTAGTGTTAGCTGTTGCTACGTTAGCATTAGCCCCTATTGCCAGTGCTGACGACGTGGTAGTGGCGGGGTCTACTACTTGTACCATTTCCCATAATTGATCGAATGGTGCGCCAGCACCGCCACACCCCCCACAAGAGTATGCTCTATCTGCGTCGATAGTAATAGCAGTTTGTCTCCACTGTATGATTTGCACGTTTAAAACAACTTGATGGAATGATCTAAGTGAGTGTATTCCAGTTCCAGCTATTGAATTGGCGTCTAGCATTAAGTTTTTGACTGTAACACCTTCTACAGGACCTTGTATCAACATCATCGTTCCGTTAGTGGTGCCTGACCATTGAAGCCTAGTTGCTGCTGATACGCTACTAGCGCCTAAGTTGATTGAATCAGCACCAGGCCCACAACCTGTCAGTGTTATGCCGTTTACAGTTGATTTACTAGTAGTAGTGGCGTTACCTATATTAATTGTAGCAGACACAGACAGTATACCACACGGCAAACGAACAGTTCCACCGTATGACGGCAAAGAGCTTAACGCGGCTGTTATTGCAGCGTCATTGACAGCTGCTGATGCTGATGGAGAGGCCCCATACGTACTAGCGTATATATCTTCTCCAAAACGTGTATCAGAGGTCAGCGCTAGACCATATTGCAAATCTGCGACTGTCAGATATTTAGCCCGCACGTTCGGCGCATCTTGTACAGGTATTCTAATCGTGCTTGCAGTCGTCGCGTGTGATAGAGACCAGATGTCTGACGATTGTGCATGTGCGATATTCGTGTAAGTTGATAGAGTCAGACTAGCAAGGGCAACAATGGTAATGATTTTATTCAGCTTCGTAATTAGCTTCATAATCAGCTTCATAGGTTTAATTATCTCCTGTCAATAGCACGTCTCCCGTGCTAGCGTCTATAAGCAATTCATCTCCAGTATTAGCGTCTACTAACAAGCTTCCCGGAGGCTGCAAACCCCACAACGTTAATTGTATTACGTCTGCTATATCCCTGCTACTGCTCACAGCTTCAACTAGACCTATCACGATGAATAATCTATTGTTTAAATCCCACCGTTTGCGTGTGACACCGGCCGGCAGGTTAGCAACTTCTTGCACATAAGTCAGTGACACTGTGTCGCCTAGCCAATACTGAAATAAACCGTTTACAAGTGTCACCTTATAGATATCCTGTCTGCCGCCATATAACAACTGTCGACGTAGTGACTCAGCTTGTGCGGATGCCTTATCGTAACGCTGTGTCAATACCGGGATATCCGTTGCAAGTGGATATCCTGTCAATATTGATAAATCCTCTCCAGACGTATCGTACTGATATTCTTGTCCATAAGCTAAGCGATTAGCGTCTGATACCGCACCTGCTAATTCTGTAGGTGCTTGAACTTGCCCTAGTCTATGATATCCTACGCGTTGACGTTTTGACGGCTCAGGTGTAGATAATCTAATGATCGTATTATCGACTATGTCATTCTGTGTTAAATGTCCTTGTGAAAAATCATTAGGAGCAGTCAATACACCTATACTGAATATTGCTGTTCTATTAAATACCCACCAACCGCCGTCCATTAGCATATCTAATGAATCACCTATTGATCTAGAGTCGTCACACCAGAACTCGTACACTGAAGAGTCCTGTAGGTTAGTAAGTGCTATAGAGTCTGTATCAATTTGATCAGGATCGATTAAACCTCCGTATACAACTGCTATTCGGCGACAGATATCAGCACGTGTGTAAACGTATCCACCGACGTTGTCCCCTCGCATATCTGCTGTTATTCTGCCAGTAGGCGAGAACAATAAAAATACATATCCACGGTTATTGTCTACTGTGTAATCTGTGTTAAATACCAGTGGAACACCTGCGTGGTACACAACGTCAAACGCTTGAATTGATCTATGGTGGCCTTGATAGACTAATGACCCTGGTGCATTAGGGTCTACTAAGCGTAACAACCGTTGTGGTACTTGACCTATTGTAACAGGTTTAGGTTGTCCTAACACTCCCGGTTGTTGCCAATCGCCAGTATCCCAAGATGCGTTACCAATAGTCATAGTGTGCGCGCCTATAGTCTTATCGATAGTTGTCGTACCCATACCTTCGCGCATCGGGTAGTAAGCATATAGATTTGCTTCTGTCCCGTTGAAAGATAAATACATGTTAGTGCCTATTTGTGATAGCGACCTTGCCGTGGACCATATGCGCAATTCAGATATTACACCGTCAAAGTTACCGCCGGGTGTATCAGGGAATTTGCCTATACCTAACACAGGTAGAGTAGTGGTCCACACGCCTGATATAGCTGTTGTGGCACGCAATACACGGTTAATGTACAGATACATATTACCACCCGCTACATCTAGCACAGCGGCATAATGAAACCATGTATTGACTGCTTGTGATACGGTGTCAACAGCTTGAAATACCGTACCCGCGTTATTGGCTACTACAAACGCGACTCTATTAGCCCCTGTAGTGGTAAAGAACACGCCCCTACCCCCTGGAGCTGCTAGATTTCTCCACCCTGCAATCCATTTAATAGTAGATGCTGATGTGCCAGCTTTAGCCCACCCTTCTATAGTCATAGTGCCAGATGGAGAAGCCATAGTTGCTAGCCCCCCTACTGAAGCTGAGCTGCTGAATCTTAACGCAGACGGTGTGTATAGTTCTGATTGTAAAGGTTTTGCAAATAACGCCTGTAAATCGGCTAATTGAATGTTGATAGTTGTAAGGTTCCAAGTCAAACCAGCTGCTGTGCCTTTGAATATTGCAGTGAACGAAGCGAAAGGCGCATTAGCAGGACCTAGATATATTGTTATATCCCGTCCTTTCCAACTGTATCTAGTTAAATTATCGTAAGACCCGTCAGAGTTAATAATGGTGATATCGCCGTAAGCAGGTTTGGGCCTAGCGGTTATACTATCTGTGCCGAATAATGAAAATTGAATATTATACCCCGACTGCAAAATAGGGAAGAATACCTGATTTGATGGATTGTCGCTAGGCACTGTTTGAAATTCAGAATCAGACAAATAAACCGGTACTGTCGAGCCTGTGACAGGGTCCCAAGGATACGCGATCATAAGATAAACACGTGCTATGGTAGGATCGGCGAGTAAACCTACTAATGGTGATAAAACAGATGTGTCAAATTCAGGCGATATATCAGATTTTGCTAGTGTCCCTGGTGTATCTGCCCCTGGTATCAAATGTATACTCCTCCTTACGCAATACGCTCTATTGCACTTAGTACTCGTGATAGTTGATTTTGCTGAGCTTGTACAGTTATGTTTAGTGCTGATAGCCGACTTGATATAGTTCCATTGTCTTCACGATTCTGTCTAGCGTGCTCATACACGGCGCTTACGATTGGCGTATAATCAGTAGCGGCGTTTCTGCTTGCATTGCTACCTATACCTATGTTGTTGCCACCACCTGTATTACCTATATTACTATTGCTGTTATTAGTGCCACCTGCACCTGTGAACTGTGTACTGCCTACTACGTTAGGTGCCTCTGGTACTTGGAAATTCTTACTACCTATCAGATTATTAAGTAAATCCTGTATCCATTGGAAAGCTACCCCGTATGAACTATTTGATGCATTTTGTGAACGTGCCAATCCTAAAAACGTATTAGCAATGGTTTCAAAGTTATTACGTGCATCAATATTGCCCGACAATCCAGCTGCGTATGTTTGTTGTACCTGTTGTTTTGCCGCGTCTAATTGTTGACTAGGTGTAAGCGGCGATAAAGCTGAATTTGTTAATAGTGACTGTTGGTACGCTACGAGTTTATCCGTAGACGCTTTAAACGCGGCTGCGGCATCCGCTATTAGTTTAGCCGCGTCTGCCTGTTGTTGTGCAGCTAATGACAGAACAGTAGCCGGGTCTGTGAAATTCGTATCAGGCTTACCAGTGGCGAATAACTCAGGGCCAGCCGCGATAACTTTCGCTATTAGTGGATCAATTATTGCCAATATACCGCCGTCCAGTTGGTACATTTGGACAGCTAGAGCGAGTTTTGCCCGATCTATCTCTAAGCTTGCAACTGTTAGACGGTATTTTAATTCTGCTGCATCCTTATCATCTTTTAAGTAACCATATAAGTTAGAGAGCAGGGAATTAGCACTATCGTTGAATGCTGCTTGTTCTTGTGCGTGCGCTGCTGTTATCAACTTACCAGCAGCATCAAAGAATTGTTGTGCTGTAAGTGTTCCTGCTGCTGCCAGTTGATTTAATGAATCGCGTAACGTTTCAGCTTGTTTAGCAATACCGGCTAGCGTACCTGTCAACCCTGCATTCAGCAACGTATTGCTAAAAGTATCAATAGACTCGAGTACAGATCTCTTTATAGCATCGATTTGGGCAATAGTCGCCGCTCGTATAGCGGCTACCAGAGAGTGTAATTGCGAAGTGGATAAAGCACCTTCTTTATTTAGCTCACGTAACCCGTCTACTAGCCCTTGCGCTGTTGTGCGTATAGAAGTGACTTGTGTAGTAATTGGAGGAGCACCTTGCGACGTGAAGGAATTAACGTTTGCTATGGCAGTGTCGCGAGCTTGCTTTTCTAATAGTGCTATTTCTTTTGCTCTGTCTACGTTTATCTGTTGAATCGCGGCAGAATTTTTACCTGCCAGTTTTAACGCGTCGTCCCATTTTTTGTTGATATCTGCAATCTGCTGCGCTAGCTGTGGTAGCTGCGCTTTGTCAAAGGCATCAAATATGGCTTTTAGCTGTTGTGCTGGTGTCTGTGTAGATCCGCCACCCTTATTACTGCTTGGGAGCTTAATTTCATTAGGATCAATAGGTTTTATCTTATTCAATGCATCTAGCACGCCCTCTAGAGCGGCTAAATTCTGCTTCATCGCTTCTAACTGCGCGTCTGTAATACCTGCTACAGCGGCTGTTATACCTGCCAACCCTACAGCAGCGTTGCCCATTGCTTGGGCATTCTGTACACTAGCAGCCGCTAACGCTCTAGCAGTCTCACCCGCTAGAATATCTGCTTTTTGTTTTAATATTGCTATCTGTAGATTCGATTCGTCTAGCGCTAATTGCGCGTTAAACGCTACGCCCTGTTGCTTTTTAATCTCTAGCTCTTCTTTAGCTGATCTAGTAGTGCCCGTAATTGCATTGCGCTGATCTGTAAGCGTCAGTGAATAATTAGCTAGATCTGTTTTTAAGTCCGACGTAAACTCTGTGGCAGACTTACCAGATGCGGCTAAATTAGTAGCAAGTCTTAGAAAATCTACGTTAGTGGATTTAAGGATATTAGAAAAATACTGTACCGATGCTGTATTGCCGCTGAATTCAGAAGACTTGATATCATCCGGTAGTGAGGCTAATTCTTTGACTAATTCAGCTAGTAAAGCTTTTAGATCATCGGTGTTAAATTCTTTGATTCCGGGAATTGTAGGAGATACAGCACCGGGGCCACCTGCACCAGTTGTACCGCCAGGCCCACCACCCCCCGGGCGACGATTTGCGGGATTCTCGTATCCTTCTATACCAGGTCCTACTCCACCTAGACCTGCGTTTCCGGGCCCGCCGTTGCCGAGGCCACCCGCAACTTGACTAGCGGCTGCGATTGCTTTTAGCCCTGTTTGTGCAGATGTAACAGCCCCCATAATCTGTGCTATAGCGGCAACTGTTACGCCGGCAGCTAGTAGTTTAGCTTTTGTATCTGCAACCTGCGCTAAGAGCGAGGCGCGATGTGCGTCATTCTCAGCGTTAAATGCCTGCCGTTGCTGCTCGAAAAGAATAAACGCGGAATGTGTTTGACCTGTGATACTATCACGTACATTCTCTATACCAGTAACCCACGCCTTTAAATCAAGAGAGAATAACTCTTTGAAACCCGCTGAAGCGTGAGTAAGAAATACCGTAAGTCCTGCTGCTATTGACGTATTAAAGTCTGTGTTTAATTTCCTGAGGTTAACAGCTACTTGTGGAAGATTTTGATTAATTGCGTCTGTTACTATTTTAATATTAGCGGCTAGTTGTGTGAAATCCGTTGAATAGTTGGAGGAAATTAATTCAGCTATAGCAGGATCTATCGCTTTAGAGAAAGTAGCAGTAGAGAAAGCCCGCTGTAACGCGACGCCTACAGCTTCTTGAAGTGAGGTAAAAGTGCCTACTAATGTATCACCTACGTATGCACGAAACTCTTTACCACTATTTTGTACCTTAATACCTATCTGATCTAGTGATGTTACGGTTACACCTGCGAGAGTTTCAAAATTCTTGACTAAGGCTTTGATAGCTTCTGCTATAGCGGTCTCGCCGGTTTCGATCCCTTGTCCGTTCTGTACGCTATAGGCTCCGGGGGAGCCAAATGCATGCCTATCACGAATATTGAGTATTTGACTGCCAACAAAGTACGCTGCTATAATTGCAGCGGCAACAGCTAGACCACCAGCTGCACCACCTGCACCACCTGCGCTGCCTAAACCACCTGCCGCGCTAGACCCTGTAGACGTTGCAGACGACGTTCCTACGGCTGCTGTATTAGCAGTTAGTGCAGCTGTATTAGCTACGGTTGCAGATGTGTTCGCTACGGTAGATGTAGCAGTCCCGCCGAATATAGACCCTAATCCAGTTAAACCTCCAATGATAGAGGTAATGTCTTCTTTTAGCGTCTGTATTTCTTGTAGTATCTGTATAAATCGCAGTATTTTGGTGAATACTCCGCCAAATTCTTGTGATAGAATACTAAACGCCGACGAATAAGACGATAACTGAGAATTAATAAACTTATTATCAATTTCTTCTAGTTTCTTTTTACCGTTTTCTTCAATGTTTATAACATGTCCGACGCCGTCAGCTACTACACGTTCTATGTTTTTACGCTCTTCAAGATACAAATCAGATACAGATTTACCGGCATCACTTATTGATTTTGTTGTAGCAGCGTCTTGAATAGCTTTAAGGCTTGATTTAATACCTGATATCACCTGCTCTACTGTCGTACCTGTAGCAGTCGCAATAGCTTCTAAAAATGTTTTAGCCTGTGCTACTGATTTGTTCCCACCGTCTGTTATAAATGATAAGTACTTCTCTTCTAACTTCTGAAATTCACTGCTTGCACTAGAGTCTATTCTCGATACAGCCGTTTGAAAATCAGCCTGATTAGCTAATGCGTTGAATTTAGCTAGTGCCGTTGTAGCATCTATAATACTGTCTATTTGATTGTGCCGTGTCCTGACTTCGTTCTCTATTTTATCGTGTAGTGCTTGCTCAGCGTCTGCATTAGCGTGAATTGCAGGCGTCAATTGGGCTAAAAATCTAACTTGTGTTTCCTGTTGTATTGCATTCTCTCGCGATGCGTCTGTATTTCCAGCGATGCTGTCGGTTAATTTTGCTTGTGCGGTTACTAATGTGTTACTATACGATATAACGTCTCTAATAGTGGCTAAGCTACTTGCGTTAGCAGCCTTGAGGTCAAATATCTTACCCGCTGTTTTACCTACTTCGTCTGCCTGTGCTGTGTACGATTTATTTTCTTTGTCAATGGCAGATTTAATTTCTTCGGCCGCTGCTACTGTCTCCTTTGTTTTCTTACCTTCTAATAATTTAGTGTATTCAGCTGTTAACTTTTCAATCTCTGCTCTGTGCGCGCTGTATACCTGTGTTAAAGCTGATGTAATAGCAGATGACCTAGCTTGTTCTATTTGTGCTGTCGTGTAGGCTGCTATACCGTGTTCTAGTGCATCTGTTAAAAATTCTTGCGCTGATATTTGAGCGGATTGCTTACGGGTTAGATCGGCAATTTTATCTGCATACGCTTGCAGTGCAGCATGCATAACGTCTAGGGCAGACGTAGCAACGTTGGTTGACTTGGCTAGTTTATCAACGTGATCTATATGTGTTGGATAAAGCTTATCTGTACCTTCCAACGCTTGTTTGTGTTCTGTAAACGCAGTAACTAATGATTTCTGAGCAGCTGCGTGTTCTTGCGCGGCTTTACGATCCGCCGCAGCCATTTCATTACCAGCTTTGATAGATTCAGCTTCATACTTTTTAAACGCGGCTAATGCCTCAGACGCGCCACTACCAACTAACCACGAAGGGAGTTTACTCTCTGTTATTAGTATTATTTCGCCAAATCGTAGAATAGAGTTAATTAGTTTGTTTAACCAATCCTCCATGTTGGCGAAGAATAAATCCTGTGCCCCTGTATTCTTCTGATACCATATAGCTAATTCAAATAACTCAGTACGAACGAAGTTACCTATTATATGTGCTGCCTTAACAACCTTTTCGTTTAGCTTATCCCATCCACCGAATGAATTAACAATAGTTGTAGTAATCGATTCTAATGCTGGGATGATTTCAGATGCAATTGCTTCCTTAAAATTGCTTAGAATATGTTGCGCGTTGGCGATTTGCCTAGGTAAAGTATTGCCGTATGAATCTGCTAGCTCGCCTAAGTGTCCCTTGAGTAGAGCAAATACCGTAGCTTGGTACTCGGCTTCTTTACCAGACGCGATTAAATCTGAGAGAAATTTCTTCTGCGTCGGTTGAAGTACAACACCGATTTCTTGTAACGCACGAAAAGAATTAGTAGAACCTTCTAAAGCTTTACCAACTAGTGTGAACGATCCCGCAACATCGCCGTTTATTTTAGAGAGTAATAATGCTTGTTTGCTTGCTTCAGGCAGTGCTTCGTGGCTGATACTATGGAACCGAGCAAGCATAGTCTCGCCGGCTACTACTTCTTCTTTTGTTTTGCCAGTTAGAAATGCTAAGTGATCACTAAGCTCTATTATTTCGTGAGATGTATAGCCGGCAGTAGACCCGTTAGCACGTAATGCAGTCTCTAGTTTATTAAATATAACTTGTGTTTTTAACCCCTCCTCTACAGCGTCAACTAAGTACTCTGTAACAAATTTAAATGCTTCAAATCCCACAGCTGCGACGGCTATAGCAGCTGCAATACCTGCAATTATAGGGCCTAATTCAGAGAGTTTTGCTGCGTAAGCGCTTACACCTTCCGTAGAGTGTGCTAGGTGCTCTGCGGCTTCTTTACTTGCAGATCCGAATAAGCCGGATGCACTAGTTACCTTCTCTATGATACTGGTTAGTGTGGTAGCTTCGTGGCCGGAATTTAGGTACTGTTCTTTCGCCTCTGACAGCAGATGATTATGTTTTTCGAGAGAGATTAAACCAGCTGCATGAGCTGCACCTAGAGATCTAGCAGCAGCTTCATATCTATTAGTGGCTGCTGTAGTAGGGTCTAGCGCCGATGCTGTACGTTGGTACGATTCAATTATCTTTGCAAGCTCAGCTGCTGTTTTTTGCTGTGCTGCCTGTTGTCTAGCGGCTTCTTTTTCTACAGTATCTGATAACTGCTTATGTTTAGTTTGTATACCTGTTACTTGTTGTGTAAATTTGTCTACTATAGCGCTAAATTGATCAGTTAGCTCGACGCCACCAGATATCTTGCCTATGTCAATAGCGCCACCAGAAGACATTAATTTTAAGCTCCGATCTTTTCACGTACTGTAGTAGACATACGGGCTAACGATGAGGATGATTCAGCACGTAGAGGACGTTCCAAGTATTTCGGGTATTGACCTGTAGAACGTTCATGCACTATTACGGAATACGGGGCCTTATCTCCGCCGTATTCTATTGTTGCTATGGTACTGCCGTCGATATGTTGCACAGGTGTTACGGTACCTGTCGATTTCAGATCGCCACTTATAACAGGTACTACTTTTTGTGACTCGTCTAGTATGTGTTTTGCTTCCTTTGCTACGGCAATATCTTTAGCCTGCGATAGCCTAACCTGTGCTTGTTTAATATTGCGGATTAAACCGGCCGCTGACATTGCCGTAGCCATATTACGCTTCCTTTTGCTCACGCTTTAACGCAGCCGCCCGTAATAGATTCTCAGCGTATTGGTGAGCTTTCGCTTGTAAGTTTATGTCTTCCCATTGTGCTAGCGTACGTGCGTATGCGTCTTCTTCCGTTTCTTGTGTCTGTTCTATCGGCAACAGAAACGGTGCAAAGTCAATAGGCGAGTATGCATCAGGGTGTTCGTCAGGGTCGCGATTTATATTAGCCGTTAACGCGGTTAATGTTGCTATGCGTAGATCTGCACGCTCTTCGCCGAATGGCTCTACTTGATAGTAATCCATCCACGTTTGAAACTGTTCCCACGTTATAGAATGCAACCATAAAGGTACGTCCCACACTTGGAATTGTGCAGCGATGCGATATGCAAATCTTAGGAGGTCGTAGTACCCTCCGCCACGCTTGAAACGTTTAAATCGTCTGGCCTCATAGGTTGATGTACGTCTGTGTTATTAGTAACCAGGGTTAATGACGGTGATTGGTGTAGTGGTGTAGATGTATCATCAGTATCAGTAGCAGGGTCTACAGCTGGTAATGTGTTATCACGTACGGGCTCAGCAGTAGAAGCAGCAGCCAATCCTAGAGACTCCATAGCTCTAGTAGTGATCGAGTTGAATACGTCAATGGGCAGGCCAGATAATGGGAAAGCATCGCTGAATATCAAAGCGTTATTATTGTCTACGTCTACGATGTGATTCGACACAAATGCTACTACAAGCTCCTGCTTATCTACGTTATCAATTTGTGATTGCTTTATGAAGTCAAATACTTCCGCCGCTGAAGGTTTCTTGACGTACATAGTACCGGATAATTCAGGAATTTCAACTGGATACGTCTTTGCAATTGCAGCGGAGAACAGTGCAGCAGTAAGATTAGGCGACATTTTGAAAAGTACCTCCCTGTGTGTGTGAGTTTATTAAGCTGCTACGCTACGTCAGCACCGATTAATACGCCATTGATGATCATAGGACCAGATGCTCTAAACATAACATCTGCCGTACGCTGACCTACACGAATGGGATTCTTAACTTGCCAAGCGGTTAGTACGCCGCTCATGATCCAAATACCAGCAGGGGTTACACTACCAGGGTATGGAGGGCCTTGCAGCTCTAGCCCAAAGGTAAGATTACTTACCATTAATCCCTGTAAAGCAATGTGTGTCGCCTCGTCATAGATATAGTTTACCGTCCACTGAAAAGCATCTCTGGACAGTACGCCAGTGATCCACGCATCGATGGTATTCTCTTCTGCTGTGACTTCGGTTTCCTTTCTATTGAGCTTGGGAAAGTCAACGTTGCTAGACACCTGTGCGACTCGCGTACGTGTACCCGGCGATCCCACAGGGTCTAACGCGATTTTCAGTATAGTATTGTGACCAGCTTCCACACCTGAGTTTGCCATGGCGTGTTTTATAACCTCCTACTGGTTAAGCGTTAATGTTTGTTATTAACGCATTTCGAGTATTGTCTATTGCGTAATATACTGCATATGCTACAGAGCGACAGGTTAAAGCATCTATATGGCGTATTTCAATTTGTGCCGATAAGTGTTCTATTGAGGTGTCGTCTGTATGCTGAGGGTGATCGGATGCTTGCCCACCTGTAGATAGTATAACTATATAGGCGTTTGTATCGGCAGGGTTGCCAGAGGGTATTTCAGCCGATGGACTTGTGAATACGTTAACGCCTAATATGCCTATAGAGGCAGAAGTTAATATTGCGGCTAGATCCTCTTCAAATTGATAAACGGGTGTGCGTGCTGTAGCTTGGAAGTTGACAGAGTACATAGGTCTATCCGAGTCGTCAACGCCAATAGGGAATGGACGTTGAACGGCTAAGATATCTAGGTAGTAGGTAGGTGGGTTAGACATTTCAACCGTTTAAATCCTGTAAAACATTTTCCAGCATTGACTGAAATTTACTTGCGGTAGATTGCCAAGATAGACGCTTAGCAAGCACTATACCTGTTTCACTTTGTACGTGTGTAGCATTGTAAGCCAGCGATAGAGCATCTATCATCATTTGTTTATCAGGTATTCCGCCTATCGTATATGCTAGTGAGTTCAACGGCGCGGATATTGCCGTACTGGTGCAAGGCACCAAGTATGCAACACCCCTAGCCCAATCCCCTAATCCTGACCAATCAGGCACTATGCAAGGTGTCCCACACGCCATTGCCTCTAACACTGTCAAACCCCATCCTTCGCCTTGTGATGTATTCAATAACACGTCTAAACTACTGTACACTACAGGCATTAAACTCTCATCTAGGCCCTTGCCTACCTCGGGCGATGCCACCAGCACCTTGCCTTGTACTCCATAATACCTTACTAAACTTACGATGTCAAAGCCCATGTCACCTGTAGGCCCGACATGTAGATATAAGTACGCGTCGTCGATACCACACTGTTTAATCCACTCAGCGAAGTATTGAATGGTTAAGTCTAGTCGTTTGCGTGGTTGATTGCGACCTACACAACCGACGACGAATGCTGATGATAAATCAGTATCGCAACCTGTGGATAAGGCTAAGCGGGATTCTGTTTTATCTCGCGGGTAGAATATGGAAGTGTCGACGCCTAGAGGTATGATTGAGCACTCGCCTGTGTATCCGCCTAGAGCTAATTCACCTGCCGCGAATTGAGTCCACACGGCGACATGCGCTAGAAGGTTTAAAGGTTTAGCATGCTGGTTTTTAGCATCTACTGCAAGCCAGCCGAAAATAGGCGGCACGACAATATCGGAGCCGTTGAAATATTTAGTTACAGAATCTAAGTAAGCTGGAATATTCCAAGGATCATTTAACAAAACTATAACATCAGGGGATAATTCATGAATTAAACGAGGCAGACGTGATACGCCGAACGAATCGTGTCCACCGGCTATAGGCTGCATACAGGGGTAGATATTGTACGGTTTATCGTGTGGATCACCGAAGTAATTTATTCCTAATACGTGTACGTCCCATCCGATTGAATGTAGATGATCGCATACAGCGTGTGTGCACTTTGCAAATCCAGATGAGACGATAGCGTCGCCAACCCATAAGATACTGGGCATTACACACCACCACCTAGTATGATTAAGTCTTCATACGATTCTTTAGGTTTTTCACTTAATTTGTCTAGCGGCCAGTCAAGACCGCGCAATATCAAACTACCGTCTTGTTTTCTAGACACTAAAGCTAAGTTGCACGAGTCATCAACATCACACCCGTATACATCACACCCCATTACTGTTATTTCTTCGTTTTCGTCTAATCTTTGTAGAGCGTTGATTAGCACATTTATTTTCATTTTGCGCCGTCCTTTACATAAGACCAATCTTCACCGGGGAATGATTGGAATGTAAAAGACGGTTCATCAGGACGGATAGACGATACAGTGCCAATATGTTGCACGAATGACGGTACAGACGCCAAGAAGTAATTTAAACTAGGGTAGAATTTACGTGCCCATTTATGCATTGATAGATCATATTGACCGGGAGGATCATCTGTCGTAGCTAGGTACTCTGCAAGTGTGGCAGCGTCTTCACGGCGAATTGCAAACGCTTGTGTCCCGTAGAATTGATCTATTGGATAAGGCCACGATTCGCGACCTGGAATACGTTCTGATACTTCCGGATAAGCACAACCGAAAGAGTATATGCGGTACTCTGGTGACTGCCAACGGGTAAGCCACGCGGACACAGAGTCGAAAAATCTAGCACATACTTGGATATCGTCTTCTAAGAATAACACCCATGGCCTCTGTATACCACTCGCAAATTCAAGTGCATCAGATGCATTTCTGTTAGCTAGCCTTTTTATGTCATTAAATATAGTAAAACTTAGCCCAAGGCTAGTATACGTCGCCTTTCTTAAGCTTGCTAGAGTATCGTGCAGATACGTAGGTTCTCTCTGTTGACACGTAATCATTACTACAGTTAGACCGTCTACGTTTATAATCACTTCACACCCCCTCTAATCGCAATCAATATAATCGACGTTGTTACATACTCGCCAATTGCAATATTAAGGTGATACGGAGAATGGGTGTAAGGCTCTCTATCGATGAATAAATCAGCAGGATGTAGCTTATCAACATACGGATCTAGCGCCACCAGTAAATCACCCTGTAAACGCAATCTCTCTTCTAGTCGTCGTAAGTCTGTTATGCGAAACAAACACAAATTCACGGTGTCCAGTGCTGGGCTAGGCGAACCTAATTCGTACGAGCAATCAAATTCTGTTGTGTGCACTGCTACCCCGCCTGGACGTAAGCATTTCATTTGATTACAGAAGAAATCTAAACCCTTTTCAATTCCGCCGATATGCTCGAATGAACTGCAAGACCACGTAAAGTCAAATTCGCCGCGTAATAGATCATCAGGTATTCTGCTCATGTCCACCGATTGATATAGGACACGTTCGCTAAATTCTGACTCAACGGTATTAGGTAAACGAGTCAACTGCATAAAACCGTCTGCGTGTTGCTTGGTCTTAATCCAGTCTTTATTTGACGTGGTAGAAGATTTATCAGTCGCTATAACGTTTGCGCTCTTCTGTGCGGAAAACCAAGCTGGTAACGGTTCTCTACCTACGCCAAAACCCAACACATGTGCAGGGGAGACAATGTCCAAAGTAGCAGGGTCTTGTAAATAGTAAACCCTTTCATAGTGTATACGTTCTTTATACACTTGACATATTGCCGCGTACTCCCAAAGCTTCCTATGGTACTTAACAGGCTCAAACAACTCTTCAGCACGTTCAATTAACCACTTAGATTTGAAATCTGCCGCTCGTACTCTACGACTTGTAGTAAACTCGAATTCTTCACTCTGCATAAAAGGTTCCTATTTCCTTTCGTTGTGCCTTGTAACTAACAATTTCTTTTTACGGCATCAAAGCAATAGACTCTGTATTTGGGTCTACGTCTGGTATCTTTGTTTCGTTTTGCGCTTGGAATACTTCTACACGCTGAATCATTAATTTAACAGCTTCTAGTTGCTCTGGACCGGCCCCTAGCTCTGTGCAGTGTTTAAGATAATCACGTAGAGTAGGAAGGAATGCTCTGTCTTTGGCTAGAAACAATACAGCGCTTTCCTCCGTATACGTATTACCTGAACCTATAGACGTTGCACTAATTTTGAATTTACGATCTATACTTGGCATGTGGTGCTCTCCTTTCTTTTCTTTCTAGGTCTATACCGCACCCAACATTATAACATGAATCAACCCTCTACCGGTAGACGGATCTAGCACGCTACCAGGTGCATCTATGATAGGTCCCGTAAATCCATTACTTAAGATTATTCTATCGCGAGGATCTACAGGTTCTCTTCTACCAGCCGCACCGTTCGGCAGTATATCCCCTACAACTGTGATAGTTACAACCGCTGTAACTGTCTCACCTGATAACTTAATTACAGGCTTAGATGTGAAATCTACTACTCCGTGTAGTGCAACAGGCGCGGCGTATGTTTTACCACCCGCATATCCTTGCCCTGTGTACTGTTCTAGAGTGAACACAGATTGCACGCCTGTAGTCAGCTTGTTAGCTGTACGGATGCCAGATTTCAAAATCTCTAACGGAAATGCCATAATCAACGCTCACATGTTGGGCTTATCTGATCCATACAATATCTACGTTTATCTATCCATATAATAAACCCACCGCACGACGAACAACGATAAATAGATATTGACATCTATATCGCCCGTAATATCGCAGGTAGCACAATCTGTGCTTGCACATACCATGATGGTACAAGCATTATCCTTATAACATCAGGTACAAAATTTGACACATAGTTAAATTCACTGCCTGCACGTCTGATAGCAAGATTGACAGCTTCAATGTGGCTAGAGTCCACGTTTTGAAAGTGAACGTTAACGCTACCAGCGGCGACGCTTGAAACGTTTTGTTTTGCCGCGTCATTACTTGCTAATAAATCGCCACTTCCAACGTTTACAGCCATTTCACAATCAGCGGCTTTGATTTCTAGAGGTATAGTAAGCGAGTCTACCGCTCGTCCGTTACGACTTAGCATACCTGCACGGTACCAACATAATGCCTGTGTGTCAGTTGTTGCAATGCCTGTCCACTGAAAGCAAGCATCTAGCAATCTAGTGGCTGTAATCAATACAGCTTGACAATATGCATCTGACGCGGTTGCAATCCATGGAACGACAGGCACTCGGCTAGTACAGTAGTCCCTAAACTCAGCTACCGTAGCGTATGAATTGGCTAGTGGATCGCCTGGAGTCGCATTGAACGTAGGCATTTACGTTTATAAACCTTTATACAGGTGTGGGAGGTGCAGGCACTTCACAAAATATAAATGCGTCACCGCCGGTATTCTGAATAGCTCCAATAATCATAGCATCTGTATCAATGTCGTAGTTTGGAGGGGTTTCTTTCCACGCGATATTAGCTAAATAAAGTGGATCGAATAACCTAAAGTACCTAACTTCTGTATCAACTACAGTTTCATCGAACGTGTAAAACTGCAAGAATGTAGTATTGTACATAGACATAAACAATCCCTTGCCATCTGTCAGTAAAGTAGCTCCAACAGGCAAGGTAATTGGTTGTACAGTATCAGTTTGCAAATCGAAAGTAAAAGCTGTGCTACGCATTATATTTTTTCTCCTTAATCAAGTGTACCAAATAAACACGGCGCTAACCATGACGTACTCAGCGTAGGAATCACGCCTGCCCACGGACCGGCACCGGTCAGGATCGCTGCGCTCGCCGTAACTAAAATAGATCCCATATTCATATCAAGTATCAGCCCTTGCAGCGTAGGAGCTGTACCACCCATCGTACAACGTAATCCGCCCCATAAGTGCGTTCCAGCGGGTATTATTGTAGCGAACGCACTAGAATTTTGACTTATACTAGCGGGAGCCGTAAAATCTGAGCATGAAGACGTAGACACTAACTTAGAGACGGATTGATTCAGCCCAAATGTAGGAGCGGCAGGTGTACTAAAGAATCCCATTTCGACTGTTTGAGCACCCGAGGCCACACCAGACCGATACACGCGTACATATTTAGGGGTAATAGGCAGTACAACTAGTCCTAAATAGACAAAATAAGCAGTACCAGCGTTAGGCGTCGACCCTGATGGAGGCGATTGTAAGGGCGATCTAAATACACGTTGAGTATAGATTGCTTCAACAGACGACAGCCCTACTGTATTAGCGACTAAAGATTGCATTATAAGCTAGCCACCTTTTAACACCCAATTTTAATGCCTGTTCTTAGTATCCAATTGAAATAGCTAGTTGGCTAGTCGTCGGTACTGTAGGAGCTGTAACAATTGTAACTTGATTTACTGAAGTACGCTGCACATTTACGGCTACGGTGTCGTAGTTTCCAGAGTTTAGAAATACTTCTACACGCACATATCGAGTGTTTAAATTGTGATTAAACGTGAATGTGGTATTGGTGCCATCGCCGAATGTTGAAGTATATCGCTTAGGACCTGCCGCCCACGCAGCTAGAGTGGCAGGTGTTACAGGTTTTAACGCGTCTGTACCTGCGTCTACAGCAGTTTGATCGGCTATGGTGACAATGCCAGCGGATGAAGTGCTAGCAGCACCTACAGCATTGCCGAATGAAACCCATGCAACGGCAGTGGTGCCTATTGTAATGTTGATAGATGTCTGACGCCAAGTAGTACCGTTGTAAATAGTACCCTCTTCTACGGTAACTACAGCAGCCTTAAGATCAGCACCAGTTTAGCGTCTAGAGAGACGTTTACAACACCGGTAGTAGGAGCGCTAATCGACGTAGAGAGAGTAATAGGGTCTCCTACTGTAGTGGTTATAACTGCGCTTACTGTAGCACCTGTTAAGTCTACTGGGGTGTTAATTCCTCCATTTTGGTTTATAGTTAACGTAAACAGGAACGTAACACCGCGCACCAGTAATAGGGGCTGATACCCCCCTGCGTTTGATAGTGTAGGAGATAGATACATAATAGTGCGCTCGTATGCTCGTATGCTCGTGTGTTCGTATACTTAGTTGCTCGGTTGCACCTTACTCCTTACTCCGCTGTATACCCTAACTCAGCTAGCCTAGTGTCAATCATACGTAATACAGTTACGCGTGCTTTGTTGGCGTTCTCGTATATACGCATATCGTCTAAATGCTCCACATCTGTCATGGTATGGATTGTATCGGCTAATGCATCAGCCGTAGTATCAGATACGAAAGACCAATCATTAGGCTGCTCTGTTTTCTCTATTATATGTTCTATCTTTTCTACTCTGTCACCTAATGCAGCCGCTTCGGCGTCGCTTAATTCAACTACTCGTTTTGCGGGATCTACATCTGTAGCTGAATACGTCACTACATTACGCGGGCCTTCCTGCCTGCCGTATAAACCTCTCACCATACGGTATAAAGCCATTATTTAACGACCTCCTTATCTTCTTCTTTGCTGTCCACCGTGCTTTTGCCCTTAGTCTGTCTAAACGTGTGTATTGTATCGCCACGCTCAGACATTAGGTAGGCTATGGACTCGTCATCTACAGGCACTTGGATTCTCTTAGTTTCTCTTGGCGATTGCGTAAATGATATTAAAACATCTCCGTCTGATTCTACTTCGTCGCACGGATATGTTCTACCCCGCTTACTCCCTTTGTCTATGATACGAATAAACATGGACACTTTAAAAAGTACCTCCCTTGCTTATGCTTAAATACCTGTAGCTACTACGATTCCACCTTGGCCTACAGAGTCTACCTTGATACGTGGGACAGCCACACCTAATACAAGGAAATTCTCGACTGATAGTGCAGTTGGACCTGTTTGCCAATTCAGCGCGATAGGTGATTGTCCAATAGCAACGTCAATGACAGTAGATACGGGGTCTAACAGTACAACGCTATCCTCAGGAAGTAGATCCGCTTGGACGATTGCACCTATGTTTTTATTCTCTAACAGACGGGCGAGAATGGAGATGGTACCGAATTCCTTGTAATCTTCGGCTAGGATGTTGCCGTAGAACGTTGAAATATAAACGCGGAATGGTCCGTAGTGGTGTTGTCCTTGTGCCAGTTTAACAAATGCGATTATATTTTTGAGAATATCACCACCTGTTACAGATGAACCAGTCCACTTGGGAAAGGTTGTTGGAACAGCAGACGGCGCGTTTAGCAACCCGTACACAGGAAATGGCGAATCAAGGATATCAGACGCACCGTATAAAATGAGATCTTCAAAACTCTCATTTACGTTGCGAGTCGCTTGCTCCACCATTGTGGTGTCGAGTTGTTGACCCTGACGAGCCCACGCGTGTAATAAACGCTGATGGATAGTGAAATCATCCCAAGTACAGAACACAGGGACACCGTCTAGCCCCATACCAGGCTTCTGGTCTTCACCGCGAATCTGTCCAGGGTCCGGTAACATAGTGCGCTTGGCGCCACCTGCGCGGCCTAGCTTCTGCCATTTAATCTCCATGGTACCGAGCCAATCGGCAATAGGGTAGGTAAGCTTCAAAACATTAACAATGTCATCCCACACGCTTAGACGTGCTAGCGCTTGGCGTGTTACAGCCGCGTCTATCAACTCTTCGGCATGGACAGGCAGCGGGGAAGCTGCACGAATATGTGCAACGGGGTCAACGCCGGGAGGAACACCGGCGAATATTTCAGGGGAGGCAGAGCGTACAAGTGCCATATTTCATATCTCCTTGTGTGCTTACTGGTGTGTTATCCTACGATAACTTCAATACGGCAACGGGTTAAAGTAGTGACAGCGCCGAGGGTTTCTTGTGCCTTGTAGTGTGCAACGTTAGCGGCGGCAGTCGTTGCGGTTGCGGCCTTGAAAGTACCATCACCATTCGACTGTAGAGGATCGTCTTGTGTGATATTCTGACCTGAAGGAATTAACCCCCAAATAGCATCTCCTACACGAAGACACATTACCGCGCCACTATTACCTAGTGCAAAGGTATCGTCTACACCCTTGTTAAAGATATCGTTTTCTAGGAGTACAAACTTGCTAGGAATGCCTGTAGCGGATGAATGTCGTCTCCATCCACGTACGTTAGGTGTGACAGTCGTATCGTTAAATGTTTCTACTATATGACCTGGTTTAGCTAATACATCTCGGATGGGTATATCGTTTATAATCATGTTGCGGCTGCGGCCGGTCAACGCGATTGTGTTAGGTGGAAGCTTTGCGATTGGCATTTACTTTATCTCCTTAAACACTTGTTACTTTGTAGATTAGTTAGCTACGTTGCTACCTTTAGATTCTCTTGCCGCAACAGCATCAGCCCATGAATTAGGTATCTTACGCGCTGCTTTTGGCTCTACTACTGGATTACCGCCAGCCTCTAACAGAGAGTAATTAATAGCGGGCTGACCTACCTTCAGAGCCTTCGCTAGACGAGTGAGAGAGGGAATATCCATTGCAGCCAAGTCACTATCTGGATACTCTGTAGTAGCTGCCTTGATACCTGTGGTTAACTGTCCACGTAGAACGGCATCCTGTGCAGCTGCACGCGAGACTAGATCGCGAAGTGCAGGGGGTAGAGCTGCAATCTGCTCGGCTTCTGTAGGCTGTGCAACAGGTGCAGGGGTTACAGGGGTAACAGGTACAGGCTCCGCAACAGCTACCTTAACTTCATACGCGGTAGCCATAGCCTCTAGCTGCTTATCTTCAAACACTTCTAACTTGCTTCTGTCAGTCTCAGTAAACGGGCTCGCAGTAGCACCTATTACACGGTTAACAAGTTCCTTCTTAGTGGCCATAATCGATTCGTCTCCTTTATGACAACCACAAGCGTGCTTACTTGCAGCGGTTTTAGTTTCATCCGCGACCGTCGCGTTTTCGGGATCACATGTCGCGCCTAATTGCATAGTCATGTCGTGTACGTTTTGAATCGTCTTAGCATCTGTTTTGTTGTTGCGATTACCGGCGTAATACCGAGCGTCGTCCACTATACGCACATCTACAATTCCGTTTGCAGCGTTTTCGGCTGCTTCTTTCGCTCGTTTATCCTGTAGTGATGCATAAGTCAAATTCATGACAGTATAGATAGAGTCAATAGCACTCATTAAATAGGCGCTGACAGTGTCTAACAACGCCCACTCAATTTCCTCTTCCGCGGACTCATCTTCGGGTGTGCTAGTAGGATCTGTAGTTTCCTGTGCTATCAGCTGATCTATAGCTGTACGTGCTTGCGCCGTAAACCCATCTACAGCAGTTAGTAACGTGAGCATTGACTGATAGTGTATTAGCTCAGCTTGCTCTTCGCTATCTGGAGTGCCTGCTGCTCTAGTAGACGTAGCATTCGCAATTAACTTTCTGAGTTGCGCACGTAACGATTTAAGGTCTGTTTTCTTCATCATATTGGCATCACCATTTCTTTCCTCTCGAATTGACGTATCTAGCGATGTATCTAACACACCTTTAACAGCGTTACGATTTGTGCCACAACCCATTGCAACACTACAAGCACCTTCACTACCTGCTAAACCTATTGCAAGGTGATCAGGCACGAGCCCGCGCCAAACACCTACGAAATCTTGTCCATTGTATGATCCATACTTAGACTCAAATGCGACATGTGCGCCAACTGATACTTCTACTTTCTCGCCTAATTTGCATCGAGTTATAACATCAGTAGCGAGCGGGCCTATCTTCTCTGCCGCTATTGGGTTGAGCCAAGCTTCTGCTTTTAATCTGCCGTCTACGTAGTGCGAATTAAACACTCTACCAAAGCATTGTGAATCTAAGTAAGCTGGTGTGTTAGCAGATACTAACTCTTCAGGATGTACAGGTATAATAGCGCGATCATTCCACCCATCGGGTGCAGCTTGTAAAACGTATTCAGGGACTAATTCATAACCGTCCGCACCTGTAGGCCAAAATACTGTATTACCGATTAAAAGTACCACAGGAACTATTATGTGGGTTATACCGTTGTACGTACCTTCAGTGTAAGTTACACCTGTAGAGGCTAACTTGTAAGTTATGTAGTGCTGTTTTGTAGCTGCGCGCATTAGATCACCACTACATAACTCGTACGTGAAACCTAGGCGGAGATGAACAATTCTTTCGTTTATCTTTTGTGTGTTTTACGCTTGCTACTGCCGCAACTTGTTTATTATCTATACTACCACCTATAATCTTTGCGTCTGGAAATAGATCTGCTATCTCACACCAAACAGTATGTACACCCTTAGCCATCGCTTCCTGCTGTGGTGTAGTTTCGGCCGTGCAACCGTTTAATACAATTATTTCAACGCCGTTTAATTGAGATTGCTTGTCATTTGCAACTAGTTTACGTACTGCTCTCGCCATTGCTACACCCTCACAGCACCATGGGCCGGGTTGTGTGAGCCAATTGTCAGCTATGTACTGTGACGATTCAGACCACTGCAAATTAGCAGGTAAGTAAGTAACGTCGGATTCAGGATCTTTAACCAGATTTATAGGATCGCCGCAGAAGGTTGGAGTACCAGCTGCGCGGTATTGCTTGGCGAGTGTTGATTTGCCGCGACGTGGACCGCCTATGATAAGTACACGTGTGGTAAAGGGTTGATTACTTGCCGCACGTGGTAAGCCTGTAACAGGGTCTGTCATAGGATCACTACCGCCGTTTACATTTGGTACAACAGTAGATGGGGGCAAATCAGGCACAGGGGGTAATTCATAGTACTTGTCACGAATTTCATTTGTCGTCAATATATTAGGTTGTCCACTTGCATGTTGTGCCGCGTTTGCAGCCGCAATAGTACCCACTGCATTAGCTTTCTCGACTTCTGATAACTCTTCTTCTTCCGGCCAGACTATTTCTAACTCTCTCGGTTGTATAATTACACCAATATCGACAAATGTTTGAACCACCAAACCTGTCAACGGTGCACCAAAATTATGCCACCTGCCTATTGCCGAGTCGTTAAATGTAGCGTCATCGTTGATAGAGGCCAGTTTGCCAACCTCTGCCCCTGATAAGATACGATACGGTACACCGTTGCTAGCTGCGATATGCCGTGTTATGCAATCAGCGTTAGAGCCGAAACCTGTTACGTTTGCTTGTAACCTGTCTACTGTAACACCGCGTAATAATAACTGCTTACGTTGTTTATCGCGGAACTCTTCAATTTGATCTTCAAAACGTTCTTCATCTCCTGGCAATAACGGCACAGTAGGATCTAAAGTAGCAATCATACCAGGGTCGGCGAGATTCCAAGCGGCTTCAGATCCGCCACCAAGTATCTTGTCTAAGTCATCTAAACGATTCCATACACGTTCTAAGTCTGGAGAACCGTATGTTTTAGAGTCTAATTTATTGTGGGCTAAGTGTATGACTCTGGTCCAATGTACGTTAACAACTAAAGTTCCGTTATTTGTGGTGTTGTTATTACCTACTGTACTGGTAGAAGTACCTATCGTACATTGATATATCTCAGGCAGACCAAACCGTGGATTGTTTTGTTGTGTAGTGTCTAATTTACCTTCTAGAGTTTGGCCCACTACTTTTACAATTTTAGCCTTATCTTCACCTAGCGGTGTAACGTACGCTATTTGATCTGGAGATGTTAAACGTGTAACAGGTTTTTCGCCTATTGGCTGAACGGTGCCAGGTGGAATAAACAACGGAGAATCAAAATCACCAGGACAGCCAAGTAAAAGGACAGAATAGCGACCTAAACCTGCTAAAATATCAGCGCGTAGTAACTCAGCCCATAAATCTAGACGTTTGAATATGAGTTTGATTTGTTTCTCAAATTCTGTTTCAACGTCTGGATTAGGATCTTCGTTTATACTAATACCTTGAACCCAAGTAGCTTTAGGAAAGATGTCTACTACACGGCCGGCTATTCCGCCTCGTGTATAGCGGTATCTGTAATCACTAGGTGTTAATACCTCTTTATAGCCTAGTGATTTGTTTTGATCCCTGCGGCCTTCAAATGATGTGAGACCAATCTTATCTGCTAATGCTCTACGACGTGTTAGTAGGGATGAAGCATTACGTGAACTCTGCACGATTGCAGAATCCGCTATGATAACGTTGCCTTTATCGTCTAAGATCGCCATTGACGGATTGTACTATTTAGCTATTGACAACTTGACTTAATTACGTGCACTTGTGTTTTTGATTCTGCGCTCCCGCTATACGGTATACCACAGATAGGGGCAAGCGTCAAGTGTGGCGTGCGAGAATGTGTTGGAACGCAGATAGCAGCAGAGAGGGCCACTCAACAACACTTAAGCAGCTTAAGGCATTTAGACCTTTTAGACTTTTATACTATTATGGAGTGATACGGTGTAGACAAAAAAAGACCGTCCGGAGCGCGGAGGGGTGAAGGCTCGACGGACGGCTGAAAATGAGGCAGAACAGGCAAAGGGGAGTGTATCAGAGCGGAAGGGTAGAGTCAAGCCCTGTCAACAGGTTGTACAGATCGACCGCTAAATCGTTGTACCCGTCCATTGCACAACTTCGCACATAAGCACGTAAAGCTTCTCTAGCGTACTTATCGTGTGTTAAATCAAGAACGAAATATTCACAACCGTCGTGTGTACGACCTGGTAAGTCTTTGCCATCTGTGCGGCGTACAGAATATTTACCAGGATTACGTAGTAGACCGATTGATTTGTCACTCATATAGTTTAACCCTTTCTCCAGTGATCGTATCTTCCAAGCCCTTTAGTGAATCCTGCTTTTAGTAATTCATCATTACGCCATTTAGTTCTTTTACTATTTAGATTATTAGTACTCTGTAAGCCCACTAATAAATTCATTATAGATGGACCAGGGAATACTCCGTAGGATAGCACTGTACGAACGGCACATCTGAAATGTTCTTCCGGGGTGTATACTAACTCTAGACGTTGCTCTACTTCTATTTCATCTACAGCATCTCGTATAGCGTTTAGAGTTTTTCTTTCTTTAACTAATTCATAGAATTTCATGTCTTATCTCTCCCCCAAAACATTCCTGCCCTAGGCTCTAGTCCTAGTGAGTTGAACGCACAACTAGATGCGTCTACGTAATCGTCGTCGTCTTCATCATCGCCCATGAAATTACACAATGCGTTTATGTAAGCTTCGTTCCATCTATAGTTAGCCGAGTCACGTACTATTACCACATTACCGGCTTCACACTGTGCACGGAATGCATTCGACCTAGATACCTTGTCACTGTCGATTGCAACCCATGCATAATCATAGCCTATAAATGATCTAGATCGCAGTGTTACAACCGTGATTCCAGATGATCCCGGTTCGCGTTCTTCCCGTATTCTGCAATATCGCCCGTCTGTCTCTGCGTATTGGTGCATCACTTTATCGACGTTGAATGGGCTGATTTGATCTCTGTAAGCGTGCTCTATGTATATGATACCCTCGTTTGTAATTGCTAGTTTAACACACGCGGTGTGATCGCCGTGCGCTTCTGACGCTGCTGTATCCCACCCGCGACACCTATTAGCTTGCACAGGCGCGACGTCGACAAATCGAGAGAAGTACTCACGTTTGAATAATCCACCTGCCAAAGGTACCGGCCGCTGTTGCAATTGACCAGCAGTACCATATGGATTAAGAGATATCTCTAGTGCACGTACTTTTGATTCGGGATACACAGCAGGCCACATAAGCTCACCTGGATATGTGCGCGGGTCTCTAGGATCGGGAGTGTACAGTGTGCCATCAGGGAGCGTTCTAGCGGTCTCGTACCGCATGGGTAGACGTAGTAGCTGGTACCCGTCGCCTTGCTTTAATAGATGCCCTGTAGGGTCGTCTTCGTGTAACCGTTGCCCTACGTGTATGACAGCAGGGTTTAAACGCACGCGTGTGGTGAGAGTCTGATCTATGAAATCATTTGCAGCTTTGCGGAATACTTTGCTTGTAGCGTCTTTGGCTTTAAGCAAGTCGTCTGTAATAATGCGATGAGGGTGTTCACCAGTACCAGTACCACCTACGCTAGAGGCAAATCTATACCCCTTGCTGGTGTTTTCAAATTTAATTTTAACGTTTTGATCTTTAGATAGACGTACGGGTGGAGTAAGCTTAGACCAGAATGAATCTTGATACCAGGCAGATTCTATAATGCTGCGGGCTTTAACGTTATCGCGGATTGTGTTAGCATCTGTGTAGGAGAAGAATAGATACCGTAAGTAAGGTTTGGTAGCCCACTCCCACGCAGGCCATAGCACGCTGACAATAGTCGATTTAGAAAATCCAGGCGGTATGTTTATAATCCAATGATCTGGTAGAGTACCGTTAGATATACCTGTCAAAACTTCGCATAGTACATCTAGATGCCAATTCCATTGTAAAGGTGTAGAAGGTTCGATGATAGGCCACGCTGAGCGTATAAAGTCAGGTAGACTATCCGCTTCGATAGCAGAGTCGATAGAGTATAAAGATAGAGAAGAGAAGGAAGACAGAGAGCTAATCCCACCATTCTGGAAAATGCTTTAACAATCGAAGTAGATACTTGAAATCTCTATAAGGGGCTGAGATAGGATCATCATTAACAAGATATCTACCGCGCGAATCCCCGAAATACCTACGTTGGTATATATAGTTATCTTCCCTAATCCGCCTACAAAGTGCAGCGCAAATACGCATACGCCTAACGTCTCTATCACGACTAGCCGTATAACCATTCTCTACGTTATCAGCTAATACAGTAAGCTTAGTTTCTAAGATAGGAATAAATCCCTCCCAATCCCACGGTGTATCATTCCAGACAGATGGTAAGTAACGAATTAGATTACTAATACCGCGAATGGTAGAACGCCAATACGAGCGAATGTATTTGTACAGAGGCACTTTATGAATCCTTTGTCGTATTAAACGCCATAGCCAAAACTGCGCAACAAATCGAAGACAGGAGAATAATTATAGCTTCTTCCGCACGCCAATAATCGTTAGTCTGAAAAGCGACTACACCTATCGGGAACCCAAACACCAAACCTAATAGGCTTGCTAGCCTTAGCGTATTGGCTAAACCGTTATATATCACTTTGTAGTGGCTCCTCTATCCACGCCTCTTTGACCCGTCTACCCTTAAACCTGCACGGCTGTACTCTTTAAACGTTCGTGGCGTAGTCCACCCCACTCCATCTAACATAATCAACACAATACATAAAGTTTCAACGGCTGTTGTTTGGTACAGCTGTAGGCATTCACGTTCGTCGTCTGTCACTTTATAACCCTCTTTTTTCTGTTGTCTACCATTCTATTAATCCATTTTCTCTTAACCACTGCAATGCTGCATCGAATGGTTGTGATTCAACGTCAGCAGGTATATTGATTGCGAAATTAGATTGCTCCATAATTAAAGGTGGGACTGTTTTATTAGCTATAAATTTAACATCATGTAGACGACTTTGCATGCAGCGCTCTGCTCGTGACTCCAGTGTTTCGTCAATAAATGCATTGAATCTCTCTTTAGTCGAGGGGGTAGTGCAATCGTCGATAAGTATTAGATCTGGTTTAGTACCTTTCACTTTATAATCCCCTCTTCTATCTCAATAGCATCTGACCTACTTGCGACAATCCTTTCAACAAAAGGCTGTAACCCTCTAGCTGCACACTCTTCATAAAACACTTTCAATGTTGTACTGTCTAAATCGTTACCGTTTTTAATCAACGCTATTGACAGTTCTGGGTTTAGAGCTGCTGCAATTGCTACACACAGCCTAACTGATTCCGCTGTGCTAGCCTGGGTTACAGGTACGCCGTTGAATAGGATACCGTCATCGGTGATAGTTAAGCCGTCTACAGGCATAGGGGTTGATTGTAGCAGATCGACCTTTAGACTGTCAATAGTGGCAATCATTTCAGAGTGTGCGTCTACTGCTGATTTGCATTTTAATACTTCTTGTGTTAGGTAATCACGATTACGTTTAGCGCGGATGTTGCGATTTGTAGATTCGACGTTATCGATGCGAGCGGCGATTGCGGAAAGGTCAGGTTCTACAAGCTTGTTAACCTCTTCATTAGCTTTTTCAACTTCTAAGCAAAGCTTGTAGTATTTATCTTTCTCTTCTTGGTGATTACGCTTCAGTAAATCAAGTTTATCAGCTAATGCCTTAATTTCAACGTACATGCTTTCTAGTCTAATACATGCTGACTGTGCTGCGTCTTCTAACCTGTGCTCTCTTTCGCGCACCTCTGAATTAGCATTTGCTTGCCTGTGTGCTGCTTGAAATTCCTCTGTTAGGCTGGCAATCGACACCTCTACATCCGGCGTATCCTCTGGCACCTGTACGCATGCCGCTAGCCGAGCCTCTGCCGCACGTAACTCCCTACCCGCTACAGTCCTACCTTCGTACTCTTCAAGCCTCTGAGCGGTCAATGGTGAGAGATCTACACCTATTGCACGTAGCAGTGTCTCCCGTTGCTCGGTTGGTTTCAAGCTCATGAATGCTAATGGATCAAATGCTAAACCTCCTAACGACAGAGAGTCTAATTTAGCTTGCGGCGAGGGTAAGCGGCTGTTGTCTGTACGATTCTTGATTACTACTTTACTACCCGTAGCACCTGATTGCTTAACCCGCTCAACTGTCAAGGTGTCAGTAGTAAGGAGTACTTTTGTACTAGGTGATCCTTTGCGTACGATATCCGTGCCTGGAGATTCCTTACCTGTGAAACCCCATTTGATAGATTCGAGTAGGCTAGACTTGCCCTGTGCGTTTGCACCTGTGATCTCTACGGGATTGCCGTCTGGGGTTATTTCGCAAATAGATATGCGCTTGAAATCCTGAATAGTTGCTTGGATAAGTTTCATGAGAACATAGCCTTAAGTGCTGGAATAATTTCATGCGATCGTAGGCACACAGCGTATAGAATGTAAAACCAGCCACAGAAAAAATGTAACAGGCCCCACCAGAACGAATGATTTAGGGCAGCTGACGTAATAGCAGCACAGACAGAGCCTAATCCGAATGTACAACCCACATTGCTTGAGTCATTCAATGTTAAAATCTCCTATTGTTTTAGTTTCACAACCTGTTACTAATCATTGATTCGCTTCGTCATACAACTCACGCATATTCATCTTACACGCTTCCTTTACTTCGCCTACGGTTAACAACGATTCAACGTTACCACTGTAAATATGTAGTGGATACGTGATTAACATACCAAGTACACTAGGTAATCCGCGTTTGTCCGTTTCGTAGGTATCTATAGATCGTCCTGTCAAATGTTCAATAAGAATAGCTAGTCCGGCCTTGTCCGTGCATGCGTATGTGCGTGTGTGTACGTTGTTAGCATGGTATACCACAAAATAACCTTCGCGATTTATCATAACAACTTTTCCCTTGTCACACACAGTACCACATGATAAGGAATCCAATGCTTGGCATCAGCTTCTTTAGTATATTCTAGATCTTCAGTAACCCAAAACCCCATCATTACATCATATAGAGTACTAACAATTACCTCTTGTTCATCACCATGCATGAGATAGAGAACTCTGTACACGTATGCATCTTTGCTCATGTTTATTTAATCCTTTTTAGATGCATTTCGCTGGCGGCGTCTTCGTAACCATAATTAAAAGCATAGTAGACTGGGGTCCATAGATCAAACGGATTCAACCCCAGTGGTCTAGTCGCGGTATTCAATCCCACGGCTCTAGGCGGGAATAGTTTAGTAATAGCTTTACCGTAGCGATACGCTGCTAGTTCATGTTTTGACATTTTATTGTGCGATCTTAGTAAGGTGTAACCAATTTACGGGATACCCTCTTCTTTGCTACTTTTGTAACATTAGGCGCGGTTGAATTCCAGGCTTCCATAAGCGCTTTTGCATTCTTGCCAAATCGCAATTGATACTGCTTGATAACACGGTGCCACGATTTGACACGTTCGACGTATGAAGCTGTGAAAGGGTTATTACATGGTTTAGTAGGTAGCAGACGGACGACGGAAACGATGGGCAGACATTTGATTTAACCCTCCAGAGTGATAACGTTATCGATGAATGGGATATCACAACCGTTGTATACACCAAAGATATTTGCAAGCTCCCACAGAGTAAATCTGAATAAATTAACAGGCGTTGACGGCTTAACTCTGTAGACAACACTAGAGTATTTATGGTCTTCACAGTGCTTATTTAGCGCGATTAATCCTGTGCCAGTCAATTGCACGACTACTTCATCATTCATGTTTATAGTGACTTTCATAATCTACCCTCCAGAGACCACGTCACTGCCATATTTAGGCCATTTGATAGGTTCTACACTTGCTTCTCTACTCTATTAAACTGACAATCAATTATGGTAGCGTTGCCGTTCTCGTCTGGTTCAGTGAACACGATGGATAGACCGCCGAAGTAATTCCACACCTGCACGACTTCTACAACCTTAGCTCGCAAATCTACATTAGAGATAGCTTGCGATAGTTCTAGCTTGAATTCGTCTTCACTCATTTAGCAGTCCTTACCGCTATCATCTCTCGCGCAACTTCTAACGGCTTAACCATAGACCGCTTGGCACAAGCTCGCACGTGCCGTTCAATCGTCTTAGCCTTTACACCGTTGTTGGTGTACTCGGCAACCGCACGAGAGAACGCGGCGACTGTCTTGCAGCCTCTAGCTGAGTTACAGCGCTTACAAGCGGTTACTAAGTTACTAGACTCATGAGTACCACCCTTGACGTCCGGGATCACATGATCGAGCGAAAGGATAGTCTGCTGGTCTTCTACCGTGGCACCACACCAGACGCACGCCATACCATCACGTATGTAGATACCTAGACGGCGTTCGACACGAATCCACTTGCTACCGTGCCACTTGCGACGAACGTCGTTTGCTTTGCTCATGGACGTATAATAAGGCAGGCGTGGAACAGTGTCAAGAGGTCTGGATAAGAGTTTACATTTGTGAGAGTGAGGCGTAAGTTAGCGGCCACGCCCTACGTCATACGGCGATTGTGCGTTTGGTAAGTTAACATACGTAGCAGCGTGTTTAAATCGCTTAGTCGCTTCTTTGTTTTTATTAGAAAGGTCTTCACTATAGTATTTAGACGTCATAAAATCCCTATCAATTATTACTGCGTTATCCCACGCACGTAACGCAGCACGTCCACGTTGCTTATAGATTGCTAGCTCAACGTGAGGCTTTTCTTCTGGCTTGTATGCACGTCCAACAGAGTGAATAATCACACCGTCAGCAGGGTACACGGCTCTACCTTCTATACTACAACCTAATATAATGACGTAATCACCAGGTACAGTAGTATTATCCGCAAATATGTATTCACTGTTATTCATTCGATATACTCCCTTAATTCCTCAAGCATTTGCGCTCTAGTCTTAGGCCATTGTATCTCATCTATTTGATTAGCTAGCTGATTACATTGTGCAGAATGATCCTCTAGCGCGTTCACTAATTGACTCCATACGTCTGAACGTGGGGTTGTTTCGCCCGACATCCACCGTAGAACAGTAGCAGGGGTAACAGGTGGATCTAAGCGAGACGCTAACTCAGTCGCGCCTAGATTGCCGAATAAGGTCTCGCATACGTCTGTTAGTAAGCGAGATTCAGGCGTGCTTGTAGGTGATGTAGGTATTTGACGAAATGCCATTTGCTTGCCTTAGCTTACTCTAAGATTTTCGAAAGCTTCAATCGTAGGATTATCTGCAAATTCGTCCACTTCAGTAGGGTAAAAACTTTCCCACTCTTCTAGCCATCGCTCGAATTCTTGTCCATTGTCACTTCCTTGCCAGGCTTCAGAGCGTTCGTCAAAGTGTGACTTTGATAAGCCTTTCATTGTGTACCTTTCTTAAGTGTTGATAACCTTTGTTGAATGAAACTCCATCTATCCGCGCATTCGTCAATTACAGCACGTACGTAAACAGAATTATTATGGATAAAACGCAAACTGTATACACTGAGCAATTCAGCATCTGACATACTAGCAAGTCTAATAACGTCGTCTAGTGCAGCTTGTCCACGTTGACGTATTGATTCAATATCTTCAGCCGTATTATCTGGCATACCTACTCCTCTTTGTATACTTGAACAAGTCTACAGTAATTACTTGTAGTTAGATCGAGCCCGCTGTCTGTATGTGTTGTAAGCAAAGAAAACCATGTGAACTTTACCTTACCACATTCTAACGTGTCTATATCAACTAATTGCATGTGAGCATTTACGCCACTGTCCCATACGAACAGTATTAAACGTGGCATTTATTACTTCTCTAGTTCAAGTATAGCCCATTTGTACTATACGCCTCTCTAGGCATTATCTACACTCCTTATACGCTTCGATCTTTATACTGTATTTAGCCGCTAGCCTCTGACACTGTTCACACGGGTCTATCGGCAATAGAGTACCCTCATGCCCTACTCTGGCTATTAGAATACGTGCTAGCGATCTAGGCGAGCGACGGATAAGAGTTTCTTCGGCATGAAATCCTCGCATAGGTAGCCGAGGGGAATTAGTCGCTATGCCTATGATTGCGCCTGTATGATTGAAACCTACAGCTACCACACGATAGCGACAGGTGGTGACACGTATACCGGCGCGGATGATACGTGTGTGGAGAGAATGGGAATGGGATTTCACGCACTAGCCTTAAGCGCCAACATTAAATCAATTTCATCCAGATCACACGCGCAAATATCAAAGCAACCATGAGACCATTCTTGCCTCGCATGGGCTAGTAGAGTCCATAAACCTGAATTACGATCCTTAGAATCAAAGCGAGTTTCATAAGCCGCTATGCGACGTGAGAGTGAGTCCTTCTGTGTTGTGCCCATTTAATACATCTCCACGTTAGCCGTACGCCTGCACCCAAATACGAATTCGTCTTCCACTGCCACACCTACTACCGCGCGTTTGTTAGTGTATACTTGATGATTAGTAGCTCTACGTACAAAACCTTTATCAGTGAGAACTAGAAAATCACCTTCTTTAATTGTTTGACGGTATTCGGAATCAATTTCGATAAGCATGGTTAATCCGCTCCGCAGCTTACCTCATAAGGAGTTGCATAACCTGGTTTAAGACTGTCTACAGCACTTTCGTATATATGGTAACATTCGTACGCTTCTGGCGTGTCCCGCCCGTGTTGTTCTTTAGCTTGTAAGTATTGACGCCAAGCGTATACCGCGTTGTCCCAAGCTGTTTTATCGTCTACGTACATGTTTACTTCCTTATTGGCTGGTGCAAGTTAATCAAGCTAGCTCACGTTCTTGCTCGTTCAGGTAATAAGCACAATAAAGTCATGTGTGCTAAGACATGCCTAGCCTGTTGCATCTCGCAACTGTGTAACTGTGCTCTACGTATAGCGCTATAATATGGAATCGCAGATAGATCCAGATAGAATACGGGCTTTCCATCAACCTCTATCGGTAGGAGATGTTCGTAGCTCATTATCCAACCTCATTACTTGTTTCAAAGCATCTTTAATCATTTTAGACATATCAGCGCACGATTGCTTTTACTCATGTGCCCGCCTCAATAGTTTCACAAGCTGCGCACTGAGTTTTTTCTAGCTTACCATGAATGCACACGAAAGTAACTTGCTCATGTACACCGTTAATAAGGACTAGAGACGCGTCAGTGCGACCGGGTTTATTTCGCAGTGTATCCGGTAGCTTTTTCCACTCTTTACCGGGTCATGTACAGGCACTACGTTCTCTTTGGTTTTCATAGGAGCATAGTACGCTACCTATTCTGGCGTGTCAAGTACCTTAGTGCAAGACTTTACAAATGTCCTCTACGGGTGACACTTTCCATCTTTCCCTATGCTACACCCACATACGACATATTCCACCCTCGAACACAGCGCTTAACCTTATTCCCACATACAACTAGACAAATAGCCTATACTTACCTTTCAGTCTTATCTTTAAACCTCTGCCATACCAAGTCATTTCAAAAATCTAGCAGACAAGTGAGGTGGCAACCTTCTTGTCTATTACACTTGTGCTATATGCTATAAGTCGTAACAGAGGCGTAAATTCCGAAATAGGTAAGGTGGTTGTTTTTGACTTGCGAGGTATGCGTATATAACTCCAAGGTTATAGATATCTACTACCGCTGTAGTTAAGATATCCATTTTTGTCTTGTGAGATATATTCAAATGTAGCTATGTACATGTCTAGTGTATCGCTGTTTGTGGTGGAGACGGATAAACGGCTAGAGTATGGGATACAAGCATAGAGAGTATATAGGGATAAGCGTGTTGGAACACAGGGTTGGGAGGTTGATTACGCTCTATTTACGTTTGTCTGCTTGGTCTAGTCCATACTCTATGAAAGCTATTGAGAGATTGTTTTTAAGGCGCTTAGTTTTTAAGACGCCTACGTTAGCTCTATTATGTGTACTGCTATATTCGCTCTTACAGTCTCTACACATTGGAGATAAACCGTCCTTGGAAGCGTTGCGAACGGCGAAACATAAAACGTGCTTAGTTAAGCCACATTTGGTACAGGTTTTAGACTGCATGGCTAGACATCCTTTGCAAATGTAACCAAGTCTAGACGTAATAGATTGGACCACGCTTCTTTACTCACTATAGCACCTCTATTAGATATGAAGAGTATAAGATTTTACGTTTCACGGTAAATGCTCCAATTCATAGCTTGTCGTAGATTGCTTAATGCAATACGCCACGTGCCTGCCTAATTCGGTGATTTCGTAGCTATATTCGTGTACATCTAGTAAACCTAGTTTACACATTGCTTCGCAGCTATTAACCCAACTGCTTAATTCGTCGTCGTCGCTGACATGGTCTGTCAGATAAGTATAACTAGAATCAGCAGCGGGGAGTAGGATTGATATGATCCAATTGGTAGACATTTTCAATCCACAGCCTTTCTAGGGCGAAACAGTAAAGACGGTATATCGTCGCCGTTTAAATATCTAGCTAGTGACAGTTTCTCTCTCATAGGGTCAGAGCCCAACAAGCAATGTAATAGCAATCGGTGGTAAATATCTAATGGCTTGCTTAGTTGTACTATGATATGCCTATTACCGTGCAAACTAGGCAGTACTTCATAGGATGCAAACGGCTCGACTAGGCATAATTCAGGGTATACGTGCATGAACACTTTATACTGTGCATCTGTGTCAATATCTAGTAATAGTGTTGTATCTGTAGTTTCAAGAATGTCACAGTTTAGACTTTCTGCTTGTTCACGTGCAAAGATAGAGCGGTCGTATTTATCCATTAACTTGCTTTCTCCTGTGTATAATGAATGGGAATTTGCAATCTGCCTGCCTCACGTACACAGTACGCGGTACCTCGTCTACCAGGGAAGGCTATCAGGTGGGAAGGCTTGCTAGTGACCAGCATACGGTGTGTACGGCGGCACCCAGCGGCAGGCCAGGGGCCGTCTAGGGCAAGGTCCACAGGGAAGCCTAGAACGGGGTAGCCGGCGAGAGAGACCGCCCTGGAGACGTAGGTATCGACACCTCGGGCGGTACCGTGAACGAGGATAGGGATAGGAGGGTTGAATACTTCTCTATCTTGCTCAATTTCTTGTAAAATTGCACGCTGGTGTAAATTGTGTCAGATCTGCCAGAACGTATCCATGTCTAGTGTAGTCGGTGTGTACATCCGACCGCCTGTAATCGCGATAATCATTACACACCCCACACAACTTTAACGTTGGACTTACCCATGCGAGATAGTGCACGTTCGGCTAGTTGAGCTTGTGTGTCTGTAGGTACGTGTAGTGTATCGCCGTTTTGAACTACCTGCAATTCATCGACTAAGCGTTGTGCGAAGTTAGGACCGGCAGTAATTTTGATAGTCATTTCATCCTCTGATCTGTTGTTTAGGGCTGTTCAATTGGCCTCTAGCTGCGTTACCTAGATTGACACGGTTGCCGTACTCTTTGCCAGCAGCTAATGCATTCCGATTAGAGACAGTAGGCCCACGCCCAGTTCTCAAGCCTAATCTACTCGCATATTCGTCTACTTTAGCTATACGTTGATTGATTACCATTAGCGCTGTACTAGACTCACTAGGCGAACTTCCACATTGACCTGTGCGCATTTGTTCTACCTTAGTATTGGCTTGCTCTATTAAGCGATTGTAGATAGTAACAGAGCACCCTAGACGGAAAGCATGCATGAAGCGACGGGTATCGCCGTAGCCTTCAGCCTGCCATGCGCGCTGTGCTAGAGATTCCACCTGTGGGCAGATAAGATCAAATAGGTATCGTGCACCTTTGACGTCTAGATCCCGTCCAATCATTCTGATTTCTGGGCCGTGCCAATATGTCATGCAGTTACAGACTTTAGCAACTCCAGCAGCTACCTTCATACGCCAGTGTATTTTTTTACCAGAATTACGCTCGAACACGTGAGAGGTTATAGGGATGGAGGAGTTTTCAGAGGCAGTAGATAATGCAGCTTCAGAGATTTGATAGTCCTGCATAATGGACGCGGCACGACTTGCAGCTAATGCAGCTTCGTTAGGGTTGGAATTCGCGTGGTCTGCCATAGACATTAGCTTGCGGATCTTTTCAACAGCCTCGTCATAGGTGAGAGACATTTTAGCCCTCCACTTTCACAGCGCGTAAGTAAGGTGGCACTAATATACGAATCTGACCTACACATAGATAGGTAAATGTGCAAGGGTCTAGCTTAGAGTAGTACATAGTGCGTTCGGCGCGTGCATGGCGGAATGCTTCAGCGTGGTTGTAGGTGCTAAATGGGACTTCTATACGGTTATAAGGCGAAGCTAGTATGTAAAGCATTTATTCTGCCTCCAGTGAATGTTGTACTTTGCTAACAGATGAGAACGCTTCGCCGTGTGACTTACTGCCAGCGGGATAGTACGCCCAATACCCTACACTGACACGGGAGATAGTACCGATGCGACGATGGCCGAGATAGACTGCTATGTCGCCTGATTTGCACTGAGCGTATGCTAGAGAATCATCGATCGGATTTACAGGCATTTACTTACCCCCTTGTTTGCGTTCGTATTCGATCTTTGCACGTTGCCAGCCGGCATCAGTAAGTCTGTAGACAGCGCTAGATGTTTTGTATAGCAAATCTCTATTCTCTAGAGCACGACAAGCTCTATACCATGCGTATAATTTACGCGATTTAGCTAAGTTGTCTACTGCACACGTGTACCCGTTTGTATCGTAGCATTCGAGTAGGATAGTAATCATGGAGATGGATAGACGGGTACTCATAATGTCTCCAGTGCACGGAGAAGAACAGACTTGGCCAGTTTGAGGACAGCAGCTTTACAGCTGTCTAGATCATCATAACGGGTCTTTAGCCGAGTGTTAGCGAAATAGCCAATAAACTGCCCAGATTCCCAACAAACCGTAGCGGTAAAGTGCCCAATCTGGCGCTTGTGAACGTTGTAAGCAGAAGTCCATTCGGTTTTCATGGTCGTATCTTACGGCACGCAATCTACCTTGTCAAGGGGCAAGTAAGGCGGAAGTTACGAGGTAACAAATAGGGGTTTGGCTAACCCCTTAAATTGTTACAAGTCTACACGCTAACTTATACGAGTTATTATCTCACCACCTTCTGTCAGGGTTACATACGTAGATTCTTGCAGGTTAGAGTGGTAACTTAATGTACGTGTGGGCGGGTAATACGTCATTGTCATTTGCTCTGCTTGTTGACGGATGCGATGGCCACCATTAGCAGGCATAGTCAGAACGTCTGTAGTATGTTCCTCGTCTGTTGTACGTAATGACTGTACACGCCATACTTGAGCACCCCACGCGGTTGTATTACCGTTTGGGTTGCCACCTTCTAGCCACACGGCTAGCTCTAACATCTTACCGGATTCGTCTACAACTGCACGGCGTACGATCTCTAGAGGCTTCCACAGGGAAGACGTAAATAACATAGACGATGATACATTAGCGAATGAATCGCGTAATACTGTAGTTACAATTGGATCGTGGAATAGAGCCCATAGCCAAGATTGCTTCATACCTAATTTAGCCTGTCGCCCGCGTGCTTCCCACTGCACTGTGCCACTAGTTGAAGATTGATTACTAGATGCGTGCGCGTAGATCCACGAATCCCATATGCGAGCGTCTGCTGTGTGTCCGCCAGCGCGCAAGCCTGGTGCTACGATACGGTTAAAGTCTGGAGTGCATAACATACTGTGCAGAGCGAAGTAATTATGTAACCATGATTCGAGCGTATTATACAATTCTCTGTCATTATTGGTTAACGCCCACGCGGCTGCACCTGCTTTAGCTGCTAGATGCCAGGTGCCGTATATGGGTGACAGTAATTCGGTAAACATGAAAGCTGACTCTTCAGTATGGCATAGAGTGATAAACGCTTGACGCGCTAATTTGATATTGGCAGGTGTGCCATAATGCAAGCAACAGAGTAATTGTATCTGAGGGATATTGATAGAGCCTAAACCGTCTAGCACGTGTGCGATTGATGGCGGGGTGAAGAAATTAGCCGAATGGGCTATTTTAGATCCCGAGTAATGAGCGGATAAGATGTCAGAGTATATTTGCTCAGGGTGGGCAGTGCCAGGCATTTTAACTACTCCTCTGTAGATTGCACAGGCTTAACCTCGTCTACCATCTCAGAATGCAATGCAGACATTAAAACATCTGACATGTCAGAGCGTATTGCCAGTGCCGATTTGAACACTAAGGTAGATTCGGATAAACGAGGGTGGTATTCAGATATGCAGTCTACTTCTAACAAGGCAAACTGCATAGCTGTAATTGCAATAGGTGACATAGGGATGCCTATTTTGTTTTTTAAACTTGCTAACGTTGAAACTTGTGAAGGTAAGAATCGTAATTGTAGCTTAGGTTCTTCGCCGCCACCGAATGTGTTGATTTTGAATGGAAATGTCTTGAACCATGTGGATATTTGGTCTAGATAGTCTACAGGAAGCCAATCGACGAAATCGAATCTATCTTGAATTTCTAAATTATCTTGTAGGCAGGGGATATCTGATAGAATTTCTAGCCCACGTGCAAGAGTGCAACACGCGGTTACAGATAGCGTAGGTTTAGGTAGGACAGGTACACGAGCGGAAAGGCGATTTAGAATGATGCGAAGGTAGGAAGGTACATTGTAAATGGTTGTAGGTATATCTGATCTATCAGAACAGTAGAGATCGCGTCGGCAAGTTAATTCGTTTATAATGTCGAATGTATCGCGGAATTCTTCAGGGTCGAATGATGCAGTGTGTGAATGGTTTAAAGGTTTAATGTTTACATGTGTATCTTCGTTTTGTATGCGTTTACCGCGCTTACGTTTTGTAGGAGTGCGTACTAGAGTACTAGCGGCAAGAGGTGTAGCAGGTATAACAGCCGAGAGTGTAGGTGCGGCAGATTGCAACGGTGCAGGTGATCTAATCAGCGGGGATAAAGGTTTAGCAGGTAAAGAGTAATTAGTTGATTGGTTTATTTCATCTATGGTTGATTCAAAGTGATTTTGATAGTTTACACTTCCATCGTCTACGTCGCTATTGTCAGATTGATTATTGCTCGCTGCAAACGGTAACACATTTGACTTTACTAGAGGCATAGCACCTGTACCCCTCCCGCTGGTTATCTGGACATTGTATCAGGTTTATGGGCGAAAGGGAAGTGTGGTATAACACACATATTAGCCGTTGAGACTTGGTAAGTTTTAAACGTTTGTCTCTAATTTTCATAATTAAATTACATCCTTTTTGGTTACACAATTAACTGTAAATACTTTAGATAATACGTCAAGATTTTCATTGAAAATGTGTACAGTGTCAGGGTTGTCATAATCCATATCATCAAAGTGAATATCTATAGAATGCTTACGTATCATGTCACACTTGAACTTTGCGCCATTAAATGGTAGATACTCTTCTGTGCGGCCTAAATAGAAATCAGGGTAAAAATAAAATAATCTAGCAAGTTTTACTCTGTCGTGTGTTTCACTGGTAGCGTTATGTCCTGTTAAGATTCCTACTGTGTGGCCTGCTAATTGCATTGCAGACGCAAACCATTGGAAGAATTCGGGCTTGTAATAGAAAGTGCCGTTGAGATCGATTGATATTTTCATCTACTTTCTTTGCTTTCTAAAGGTACAATAAATTAATTCAAGAAAATCTGTCCTAAGTATAGTAGAAAGCTAAAAGATAGAAACTCTACCACAGCACGTATGCCAGGCTTACCACATATGCGTTTGTGGGAGTAGAATTCACTCATGATTACGTTATCCTTTGTTAAGAGCTGATTTAATCAATCCAGTGTGACAGGTAGCACACGTAACATCGTCGTCTTGTAACCCTGTAGTATCGCCGCAGGAACACTGCCACAAGATAGGTATAACATTGTGACGTTGCAGCGCGGCTTTAGTACGGGCTTCTATTGATAAGGTGTTGATTTCGTTTGCTTCGATTGTAAATCCCTCATGGGAGAGGTAATCGGCAATTGTATCCGCTAGATCAGCGGAAATAGTTATTGTTACTTTTGTTACTACGCCATTGGAAGCCATGAGCCGTCCTTTACAAAACGTTGTACATGCGGCGAAGACAGGATACTCATAATGCGGTCGTGTGCTTCAGCTTCATCACTGCCGTGGTCTAAACGCAAGTCTACGTAGTCACAAATATAGTATAAGCAACCTACTACGCTTGTCAAGAATTCAGTTTCCATCTCGTGGCGGAATGCGGGCCACTTGTGTGCTTGTTCTCTAAATGCGTCGCCGTCTTCTGCTAGATCACGTACTCTGTAGTTTTTGTGGTATGCAAATGGCGTAAACCTCATCATTGAATACTTGGTTTCACTCATTACCTTGCGGCTCCTGTAAATCATCTTCTGTTAATTGATCCCATGTACGCCCTAACCATGGCCCTGGTATAGGTGCAATAGTAGCTATTACAGGCTGCACTATAGCAGGTTCTAGTCCATGTTGCACTACTTCGAATTCAGCTTCTAGAATGTCTCCCTCTAGTAGTTTATCAGCTTTACCTTGCTCGATTGCTTGTTTGATCTCTGCAACTATTAACTTGCGAGTTGATACAGAAAGCAAGTGATACGGGAAACTAGCGGCAGGGTCGGATTGTCGGCTATCGTCTATGTTAACTGTTATTGACTCACCGTCTAGACGTTTGAAATATTCCTTTACATAGCCTAGGTGATCTTTGTTATCAGAATCTAGCGCGCCTGCTATCAATGTAGCTGTCACAGCCGCACGTTGAGATCCTAAATCAGCTTCTACAGCGAGACGCAATTGACGAGCAAATACCGGATCTCTGGTGTACTTTTGCAGGGTAGCAAGGGACACACGTGCACGTTTAGCTACTGATGCTAGATCTTCGTTTAAGTCGCGAGTTAATAGTGCATCTAAGGCAGAACGTTGCCCCGGGGTTAAGGTGGAACGGTCAAATTGTGTGGTAAAAGAGTCGACCATGTCACTTTTGTCTAATCCTCTCTGTATTCTTCTGGAGTAAGTACAAATATTAACTCATCTATAGACGTGGTTGATCCATCTAACCATTCCACAGCTTCTATAACAGTGTCGTTGTCTTTCTCTGCAAATTCTTCGAGTGCTAATCTTAGGGATAACGGCATCGTTAATTTCATAGTGGTAATTCAACTCCTTTAGATTGCAGTGCACGATTGAATGCAAGCATATCGCCGCGAGTTGAATTCCAAGCATCATTACGAGATTTACGGGAGACGCCACGGTATAACATGGTAGCTGACAAATTCATAAGCGAAGAACAAGCAACTAACGTATTGATAGTTAGTACAATAATGCAAATAGTAAATCCACCGGATTGTCTCTCATAACTTACACGTAATCTAGATTGCCATAGAAAGCGTAAATCTTCGCGGTCTAGTTTGTTCTTTTTAGTAGCCGACTGGATAGCTGTACGCTCTAACACATTCAATGGACGAAATTGCATAGGATAGGTACCTTTCTGAAGTTGAGTAACTAATGGACTAGGGTAAACGGTTTTCAGCGCCAAGAGAGTATAAAGGTTCATTAGGTGAGTACTTGAGTTCTACCGTCTCAGAAACACCCGCGCCAAAGTCAACACCTATGTGTGTTTTGCTTAAACTTCTTAAACTTGTAGATCTCGACGTAAACGCGGCTACTTTAGCTGCTTTACGTTGTGCAGGTGTTACAGATTCAATAGAAACGTTAAACAACTTAGCAGCAATAGAGATATAAGGATCACCCCTATACTCATTTGCTGTGCTAAGTCCTGATTCCCAGTTATCATATTCATACAGCATGTCCATATCAATCCTCCCCCTCGTCATCCTTACCTCTAACCACGTAATACGATTCTCCTTGCTTACCGTATTCTGTAGCTAGTGCAATTACTTCAGGTTTAACACCTAATTCTAGTAGCTTGCGTTCTGAGATTTTCTTGGCACCTGCTTTGCCTTTAACACGGTATAGAGTAAATGCATCATCTGTGATCTTACTGTAGCCGTACAACTCGGCAGTAGGTTTGATTTGTTCCTGCATGAGTGTAACGCGGCGATTTTCAGCTAGTTTCTTTTCAGCTGATAGGGACAGGTACACTGTGCAAAGGCTAGAGAATAGCTCGCGGATTCCATCGTCGGGAATTTCAGCTAGTGTAGTTACGCGGTCGATTGCAACAGGTGTACTAGGCGCAGGGATAGAAAGTGCTGTCGCTAATTTATTAGCTGCGGGTCGCTTAATCAATTTGTGCCTTTCTTTTGTTTAACTGGTGGGCCGTGAAGCTACCCGGCCCTATAGTGAGCGTTAGTAGCCGCAGCTAGGCCAGTTGGGGTCAGCTGGACTGCATCCGATTTCGCAATACCGCTGTCGGCAGTTGTCTTGGTCGCATGCTTTTTCCGTGTCGCATTGCGAAACACACAAAGTGTAGACGTATCCGCCGCCAGGTCCACAGTATACGTTGTCGTAACAATAATCACTGTAGCAAAGACTACGGCAGTGGCTATAATCGGAAGAAGCGTAGTTAAAGCAGTTGTTGTAGCCGGGCGTGCTGGTGCACTGCGGTTGCCAGCCACCTTGGCAGGCAGCGTAGGAAGGTGATGGCGAGATCCAAGTAAGCACTACCAAAAGAACAAAGAGCATAGCAAATCGTTTCATCTTTTCTTTTCCTTTCATTAAGTTGACTAGTTTTAGCAGATACTAGCGGATAAAAACAGACTGCTGTTTTTAGCAATACCCCCAACCCGGTGTTGACGGTGTAGCAGTATTTGTTTGGTCTGGACAGTATGCAGTAACACGGCTTGGTGGTGTACCGGGATCGGGCTCCACGCCACCGTAGACTGCCATGTCAACTATATCGAGACTACACAGTGTTTCTAAGGATAAACGAAGCTTCTCTACTGTCTTTTTCTTCATTTTTCTCAGCCTGTAACCTTCTTTTGGATAGCGTCGTTAACAGCTTTAATGAGCATTTCACGTACTACATCGTTTTGATTGGGTTGGCGTCCATTTACGAGATCATAGCGCAACCCTTGCAAGTGCTTAAGCTCAGCACGGTCGATTGCATTACCTAGGTTAATCATTGAGCGTCTCTCCCTTGTTATGCTCGTATAGTACGGCAGATGTAAGCACGTGTCAAGGGATGTGAGAGAGACAGAGGTAAGGCTTTACAAAGGTGAAAATGGGGCGTAAGTTACCAGACTTAAGTATACATATGAGAGTGTAAACAGGAAAGCCCCCACTTTCTGGGGGCACGTTGCATCGGCGTATCTCCTGTATGAAGTAGTGTAGCAGTCCGCTTCTCTTGAACCGTCATTAGTATATGGGAGATTCGTGCAGCGTGTCAAGTGCAATCTTTGCGCTCGTCTGCCCACCGTTTAGACATCTCGCAAATAATAACTAGACAGTGTTCAAAATCGAACACACCTTTAGCTCTATATGCACGTAATAACTCAACATCTGAAATATATGACAAGTCTTGTTCGACTTTCATGTCTGATGCACTTATAGGACCTGAAGCAACGTCTATTTCATATCTTCTCATTATAGAGTCTACTCCTTCCCACCCCACGTTATACTGGCCTTACCTTCCACTTCTACAGGCACTCGCATGTTATTCATCCCATGACACGTTTTCATCTTGTGCAGTATCACAGGCTCGACAATGGGCAGTATATCCTCGTCCATTTCAAAATCAAGTTCATCGTGAATTTCAATCAACCATTGAATATCCATGTTATAGTCCTGCCAATCTAACACGTCATACTTTAAAGCAGACATAGCGTTTTGAATCATTCCTTGTGCGCCACCTTGAATCTTGTGAGATACAGCATGACGCCCAGCTTCAGCGGCTATTTTAGCATCTTCACTCCATATGCCGGGTAAAGACCTAGGCATACCCCAACAATCATATACCGTTGCATACCCGTCTTCATTTGGCGGAACGTTTGAACGTCTACGTACGTTACTGGATACACGCCTAATGTATGAATCGACACCTTTATAAAGTTTCAGCCACTCGTATATTAGTTCATTGCACCTGTCTACGCTCCAGCCTTGAATCCCCATCATACGCAATTGATCGTATAGGGATCTACCGCCTATACCATAGATGATTCCAAAGCACGCGCGTTTGGCTGGTGTACGTTGTGTGTCTTTGTCAACTTGGTCTAGAGGTACGCCGAATATAATAGAAGCGGTTTCAGTGTGTATGTCACGAGGCTTACCGTCTGCACCGCGAGTGTTGAATAGTTCACACAAGAATGGATCAGCGGTTTCATGGGCTAATAGTCTAGCTTCAATCTGCGAATAGTCAGCTGCGTATAAAATCTTACCTTTTGGCGCTCTGTAACATGCACGTAATTTACGACCATATACGCTATGCTTGGGTTGCGCTAATAGATTAGGTGCTTCTGCCGCCGGACGTCTGGTAGCCGTGCGAGTGTTTTTAATCTGACACCTAACACGCCATAGATTAGACGGTTGTAACTCAGCTGGTATAATTGAAATATCTTCTGTATCGTTTGCGTCTGTATCATCGTCGTCTGTGTCAGTGTCCGTGTCAGTATCAGATGTATTGCCTGCATATTCATAAGGTAACGACGCAAATACAGGATTGATAAACGCTGTTTTGGTGTGTGAGTGCTCTCGCCAATCAAATAATGACGCAATAGCAGGGTCGACGAATCGCAACCCTTCAATTGATTTCTTGCCTGTAGACATCTCGCCGCTAGGGGTTAACTGCGATCCTTCTAAGCCGCGTTTTTTTAATAGAGACTGTGTTTGTTTGGGCGAATTAGGGTTGAACGGTTTATTGTCAAAGTATTTAAATGATAATTCAGATCCTATACGGTACATACCTGATTGCATCTCTTCGCCTAATGAATGCAAACGGGATAAATCACACGGCATGCCCGTAGATTGCATCTCTTCGAATACTGGTAGTACTTCCATACCTGTAGAGAGTAAATCTGTTAGACGTTTGCCAGGAGTAGATAGCCCACGGCGCGATAGCTCGTCTGACAGTCGTAGGTATAAGCGTAAGGTAGCATCAGGGTCTCTAGAGGAATAGTCAATAGCTGCTTTAGCGTCTACAGCGTACAGTGCTCTGATAGATCCGTATGGAATCTTACCTAGTGCTTGCTCTACTGGCCTACGTAATTCTCTAGATACTTTATTATTCCACCACTTAACTAGATCGGTAAACCAGCCTTTGTTATCTACTTTACCAGCCAAGAAATTGCGGAGAGTGTAGGCAGCACGTGATGATACATGCTTAGGTTTTTTAACCTTGGGGGTGCCATCGTTCTGAATAACTATTCTAGGCGGAGGGATAGGCCATTCTGCCGAGCGATCGATTACAGCTTGCAGGTATTCAATTTGACGTTTAGTACCTAATGGTTCTATTGTCTCCTTGTGTGATGTCATGCGAATATTACACCAGCGGTATGCAGCTTCTTTTAAACCTTGTGGCTCTATACGTAACAGGTATAACATGTACATGGTATCAATGAACTTTGCGCGGCGTAGGTTTAAACCCATTACGCGCAACATCTCGATATCGTATAGGCCATTGTGGAAGATTACTATGCAACCGTTATCTACTAGGCATTGTAAATAAGCTATAGCGATGGAGAAGTCTACATGATCGTATAATAAAGTGTAGCCGGTACCAGGTGCACAGGAGACTTGCAGACTGAAAGGATCGCTGGGAGTACCTTCTGTATCAATGGCGAAATGTGTAGAATCTAGCGGTAGCACGTCACCTAGATCATAAGGTGAGATCTCGCGGTAATCTTCTATTCCTAGAAATGGGTCTGTGCGTGGTGTGATAGAGATAGAACGTTTTATAAGATCAGTGTAATAGGCTACCTGTTCATAATCCCACGCGATTACAGCTCTAGCGTCTGAGTCGTAAAATCCTCCAGCAGGGTGGAAGATAGGTAATATGATGCAATCAGAGCGTAGATAACTAGCGGCAGGACACGAGGGAGAAACAATATGTGGTAGTCCGTGCACAATATCTAGAAGAGTTGAATCTCCTAGAAAGTACCTAGCGGCGTATCGACCTACAGCTATGATTATTTTAGGCTGACATTTGCAAAGTTCATCGAATAATTCAGACTGCCAATAGTCAATTTGCTCTGGCGTAGGATCTGGATTCCCTGCTATGTACTCTTTGCACAAGTTAGTACGGTAGAATTGTCTAGTGCGTAGGTTGAATCTAGATAGGTAGGTGTCTTGCTCGCGACCGGAACGACCTACGAAAGGTTCTCCCTCTTTGAATTCTTGTGCTCCAGGGGCTTCACCTATTAAGAATACATCGTTAGGGAGGTGACCTGCGCCGTAGACTACGTTCATACACGGAACCCTAGATCAATTCGCTCTGTGTGGTCTAATTCGTCAATCTCACAATCGTATACCCACTCTAGCTTGCGTTCGCCGTTGTGCCACCATACTACACGATATTGCAAGGTATCGTACTCTAGCCAGTGGCCTACTACAGTTGCAAATGTGTCACCGTTGACTTTAACACGGGTACCTGATTTGTACACTTCCATGTTACACGTGTCTACCTTTCCAATCGTTCGATCTCACGTTCGATATACCATTTAGCCTTTTGCAAGTCTTGTATAACAGGTGGGATGATTGACACTGTCATCTAATAACTCCCACGTGCGAGGGAATAATTGAGATATGATTACACCTACTTGATTAGCGTATTGGCGGATTTCCCACTGTGCAGCTGAATCCATGCGTAGAGTTAGAAATGCAAGCCAATTGCGAAGGTTGGCAGAAGCACGCATACGGGAGTAGCGACCTACAGGTAAGTGGATACGGGCTAGTTCTTTTGGGACGCCCATAGATAGAGCGGTTTGATATACTTTCTCCTGGTAGTCATAGATTGATGATAGCGCGGCTCGAAAAACGAGTGCCTTCTCTTCGGTAAGCTCCTCAGCGCCTTTAATCGTTCCGGCTTGCTTGTTTGACTTGCTATTGATAAGTAGACGTTCTACAGTAGGAATGTAATTGAGGTCAGGTAGCGGGGCATAGCGTGCACTCATTTCATTATATGATTGCGTACGATGTCTATGCCACTCACGGAAGACAAAGATAGGTGCTTGTACTTCTATTATTAAACCTGCCATTTCAAAGGGTGTAGCGTGTTTGTGTTCGTAGAGATAACGGAGGAGTTTTTCGTCTCCAGTTGTTTTAACCCATTTATCACCATTACATACGCCGCAAGTTTCTCTAGGGTGACAGTCTCCATGATGCCAACCCTTCCCATTGCATTCTTTGCACTCCACAGCGTGACCCCACCCCAAGAATCCTTTCCCTGTGCTCATCCGTGCCGCTTCAATAATCCGCTCGTCACTACCCCACGATTCTATCAGCTGTACGTACCCATGGTCTAATATTGTAACGCGTTCACTAGTCAATGGTCTGCCTGCCTTTCATTAAGAGTTAAATATTTGGTACAAATAGCAACGCACGGGTACCACAAGTAACTAGCTAGCTAGGCCAGTCGTCCCGTGGTCTCTCCCCGTGCGTAACTCGTATGCATACCGGATGCATAACTTGCCGTTGGTAGCTTAACTTATATTCAATTACGTCCGGCAGATTGAAATAAGCCTGCTACCTTATTTTTCAAATAACGCTAACGGCCGTAGCTAATACACAGAGTAAATGGAAAGGTATTTAAACCTGCATACTTACTCTGTTTTATTTATGGTTCGCCCGGGTGGAGTTGAACCACCGACCTCCGATTTATAAGATCGGCGCTGACTTACCGCTGAGCTACGGGCGACTATAAACCTTACGAACGCTCTGGCCAGTGCCACGTTCCTACTGCACAATTGGCGTCATACACAGCAGTTTCACCCGAGTACGTACCATCAGAAGCAAACAGCGTAAAAGTAACTTCGCTAGTGTCACCGTGTGTACCTGTGATAATACCAGCTTGGTGTTCATTGTTGTAGGGGCTAACGTAATGGATAATTCGTCCGATTTGTAGTCCTGGTAACATAGCGTTAATCACCTCTCGTGTCAAACGGATTCTTGAAATACTGTGCAACTTTCAACGCGTGCCACTGTGCAGATTGATTAATCTTCACAGGTTCCCATCCACCGCTCCCGTCCGCTTGTAGCGTGGACATCTCACCCAGATGGGTAATGATATTAAGCAAATCAGCTACAAGCTTACCCTCAGCTTCAGCGGCCGCGTTAGGATCATTAATATGGCCTTCATCCGGTGCGCCTGGAGTACGCGTCACGTGGATATTAGGGGAGAGATTCAAAGCATCGTTGCCTGCACGAATAACAGACAGGTAAGCAGGACGGCCGTTTACAATCATATACTCTAGTGCTGTATGGTCTTGCGTAGTAACTCTGGGATATTCAGTATTGTTGATAATGCCTAGAGGGTTCGACGGGTGTCGTACGAACACTAGGGTTAGGTCATCTGACTGCGGCTCTCCTACAGCACCGCCGATTGCGCCTAATTGATGATACAGAGTAGAAGTGATGTATTCGTCTGATGTGTTAGACGGCATAGGATAGCCACGTGCACCTTGATTAGGAATAACGTACATAAGGCCACTAGCCCGTGCTAAGATTGCTTCAAAGATTGAACTATAGGTAGCATCCATTTCTTGTGTTCCTTTCTTTCGTTAATATAAAAGCAACGTGATTACTGGTCAGTCACTCGCCTTCCTACTAGAATTAGGCTTACGTATTTCACGGTATTAGCGACACGGCACCTAGAATGGTCTTTGTGTCTCCCGCGTACTTTATCGTAAGCTTGTCTTAACCTTGTCCGCTGTGTAATCACGTTGCTTCAAACACTGTATATTGGTCGCAACGAAGGGATTCGAACCCTTAACCCAAAGGAATAGATTTTGAGTCTATCGCGTATACCAATTTCGCCACGTTGCGTTTAATTGTTTAAACTTACGCTGCTACCTCTTCACCGGCCTTATTGCCTAGCATCTTACGCAGCCCCTCAAGCATGGCAGCACGCGACGGCTTTGCTCCAGCAGTCTTACCGGCAGGCTTCAGCAGTACGAGCCCTAGACCTTCGGCTTCGATTACGGGCTTACCATCTGCGTCCTTGCTAATTTGCCACTTTCCAGCAGCGTCCTTGACACGTACTAGCGCAGGACGATTAAGATTAGCAACTTGTGAGATAACGTGCTGACTGGTTAACAGACTGTCAGTCTCGCCAGTCTCAGTGTTATGAACAACTAGAGAGGAGAATACCGGATCGTCTGCTAGCTTAGCTGCCACGTCTGAAGCTGACAAAGCGCCCGGGTTGCCAGCTACCAGCGTGGCGAGTGCAGCCTTCATCTCCATAGACCACTTCAAGGTGTCGTTGGTAGACCCCTTGGCACGTCCACGTCCACGCTTAGGGACGATAGGAGTGTCAGTAGCAGGGGTAGCGGTGGACGCGTCTACAGCGTCAACGTGTGCAGTCTGGACGGTGGAACCTTGGTCAGCAGTGACAGGGGTAGCACTCGCTTCTGTAACGTCAGGAGTAGTCTTCTTAACGGCCATTGGTAGCTTCCTTCCTTAGTGACAATCTATGTGTAGCGGTCTATCCGCCAACATCGGAAGAAAGTATACGCGGGTAGATGGCTGATGTCAACATCTGTAGACTACTTTTTAGGGAGATTTTTTAGAGAGGCTGTTTGCAGGTGTGTTAGGCGTGCCGCGATGAAGCATTGAATGCAGACTACTCGCTAGAACCGGTCCTAGGCGCGTTGTACGGCCGTTAGAAGACACCGTAGTTACCTCGGCAAGACTAGAGGGGGTAGCTGCCACGAACGCGTCTACACACGAGAATGCTTGCGCTAGGGAGATGGCCCGGTCCCATCCGATACCAGGGAGAGCAGCGTAGACAGCAGCATCAGCTAAAGTATCCCTAGAGAGATCTGGACGTAGGGGCATAGACGAGCGAGATCTATCGAAAGTACGAAATGAAGCATGCGCGTTATAGGGTTTATTCCATCTTCTAGCTAGTGCACCTATCCACTGTGCAGATTCAGCTATATCGTGTACATGATCGTAATGAATTCCTAAATCTGTTATCCCTGTTAAAAATGAAACCAGATAACCGTAAGGTACTTCGCGTCGCTGGCCTACTGTCACAGGACACCATTTGTAGTATGGACGCACCGTGGGAGATATCTTTGATTTATTTACTAGTTTGTACTCTTCTAACTTGCCGTCTGAGGTACAGCGATATTCGCCGTATATTAAAAGCCAGCAGATATTATGCGATTCTAAGAGTTTAGGTATTTGCGTAGCTTGTAATCGACCGCAATCAACAGATGATAGCAAGTCGGATAGTGATTTAACCTCCACACCTATTAATAGTGGTCCGTCTGGTCCATTACCTACAAATGATACATCGGTAGAGGGTAAGTTGCAAAGTGCTCCATATGTATCTAGCGGTGGGTACAAGACTAGATCTTTGCTACCAGCGGCATTGGATACAAGCACGGTAGGTGTGTTATCCGTGCCCATGTAAAACTTCCTTGATTAGTGCTTCAAGTTTATACCGCAAGCTCTTAGGAATATCAATACCTACCGTAGGCTCGGCATACTCTATATGCTCTGCGATTATCAAGCGGGTGTCTTCATCTAGACTTGTAATCGTCTGTGGTAAATCTGTATAGTGGTCTACTGTTAATTTATCCCACGCTATTGTCGGTTCTTTGCCACCGTCAAGTTCACAGGTTATTTCTACTTCTAAAAGGTCAATTATTTTATCGGCTAGTGCAAAGGTATCTAATACTTGCATCGTACTACCTCTATTCTAGTTTCCATGAGAGATACGCCTAGGTTATTCTGCCCTTTTCCAGTGCGTACGTCTACACCCCAAAAAGTGTCCCCCCATGTATTACCTTCAACCAGTAAACGCTTACCTGTATTACTTAATTTCTTGCCTAGCTCTACGTGGTTAAGAAATTTTTGGATTAGTAATAGACTCATTACAACTAATTTTTGCTCTTCCCACCCTTCGCGTATATGCACTGTACGTCCTATTCTCTTAGCTATCCCCGGGGTATTAGCATATTGAATCAATTCTCGCTGTGCTTCGTCATCTGTCTTAGCAGCTTGATATGCGTGTTCAACGGTAGAGTACGTATGATTAGCACCACAGCTATACCAGTCTACTTCAGCAGACCAGAAGTTAGACAAGAATCTAAATTCATCTCTAAAGGCTGTTATAGGGGGCAAACTAGGATCGAATAAATGTGTTGTGTCTTCATTCGTTATTATCATTTCAACCAGTCCTCTGGGCTGCTACCAGGGAATCTGCCCATGTATTGCATCATTGCGCAAAACGCAAATGGCCCGCCGAAACCTTCCCACTGTGCCTCTGTGTATGTTTGTCCTAATTCGCCGCCGTTAACACCTGCTTTAATCATATGAATAGATCTAACAATCTTTCCATCTGCGGGTGTTGCATTTGCACCCCCTAATACCAGTCCTCCACCTAATCGCAGTGTAGATGTTTTCTCTGCTTTCAGCACACCTGCCCACTCAACACCTTCAAACATCGCGGGCGAGCCTCTGTAAGTGTATCTGCCTGTGCCTTTATCGTCTATCCAGATTTCCTTAGCTCTGGATAGAACCACAAAATGTGCTAGTCCATCACGCACGAGATCGTAAATCCCTCCCCACTGTCTATTTGCTAGATCTTTTGATTTGCCTCTATCGCCGTATTTTGACTTATCCGGACGACCTGCTGTTGCCATGTTGATAATCTCACCTAATTCCGTACCAGTGTCCAGACATATAGTACGGATATTACCTGCTATAGATTCTTTAACAGCGTATTCTAGGTTGCGCACTACTTTTCCTACGCACGCTTCGCCTACGCGCATGGATTCTTTGTCGTCTAGTTCCATTGCATTGTGCGGATAGGCGACATCCGCGTAGAGAATGCGTTTACCAGATTGTTCAGCGCGGTATACGGCATCGCTTGCGCGACGGTCAAAATTTATCATTGCGATGGGCGCAGGACAGAATAACGTAACGAATGAGGTCTTACCGCAACCAGACTCGCCAGCTATCAGGCAATTGGTCTGTAGTTTAGGTTCTGATAGCGTGTAGAAGTCTGAGCCTGGAAACATTGATTCAGGCGAGGGTTTAGTAGCATAGTCTACAGTTGAACGTGCTAACGTAGCGGGTGCGGTTGATTTAACTAGACCCATGCCTATCTACCTTCTTTCTCCATTTGATATTTATTAAACCGTTCTTCTACTTCGCCAAATTTGTACGTATGGAACTTCTCAAGTTACGTGTAGAGTAGTGTCCACCAAAATTGCACACCTACGCCTATTTGCCAGAAACCCATTAAAATAATTGCTAGCTCTGTCTTGTCCACTACCGTCTACCTCTACGGCTGTTCTGTTCTAACACCAGTGAGATAATATCGCGGTCTTCATGTGAACAATCTTCAACATCGTTTATGATCCACCGTAGATAGGATTCGTCGCCGTTGTCTATCAATTCTTGTGGAGTCGAACCTGCGTGCTTGCCGAAGATGAATTCACCGTTACTGTCTAACCAATTACGTTCTCTAGGTGTGTTTTGCTTAGGCGTCACTGTCCAACCCCCAACCACTCAAGCAAAGCAGGCAGACTAGGCGTCATAAAGTCTACAGCTTTGTACATCAATTCGGGCTCTAGGGTGTCTGTTAATAGAATAGCTGTACGTTTTCCAGCACCGATAGCTAAACCTAATTCTAGGTGTGCTGATCTACCACAAGGCAACACAAGCACGACGGTATCAGCCGCTAGTAATGCATCAATATCCAATATCCGAGTGATATCCTTCGATGGCTCTAGGGTGTTTAATCATCTTCAAATAGTTGTCTACACGTTCCTCGCCTTGCTCAGTATTGTACATGTAAAGCGGTTGTCCTCCTACCTGTTGCCAACTAAAACCCTTACCATTAGGGGGATTTTTGAAATCATAAAAGTCTAGTCCAGCTGCTCGTAGAGTTGCAATGACGCCGTCGTATAGTGGATTACGCCACGATGAAGCAACATAAATCATACCCTGTTTACCTCCAGTGTGTAATTAAAAGCAGTGTCACTACAAATGTAAGGATGCACAACTCAACTAGGATAAGTTTGTTTAGAAAGTCTTTCAACTTACACCATCCTTCTTACTCTGTAACTCTTCCGCTACCTTATCACGATTATTTACCATCATTGCCCAATTCTGTTTTAATTCTTCATCCGTAAATACCCATTCCCATACTCTATAAGCAGGGCCGAATCCGAATTCTCCTCCACCTGTTATGTTGACGATATGCAATCGTCCTGTATTCAATCCCACCATATAGCAGTACGTTTTAACCTGCACCCAATAGTGCCAATATTGATCAGATAGTATGTCATGCGTAGCACTTGCCCACGTAAGCTTGATTTCTTCTACTGCCGGGAATTCGCAATCGATTAAATCAGGATTACCGTGGATATAATCTACGGTGTACTCACCCGGCTGGTGTAGATATCTTCCCGGAAAACGTTTAAAATAAAAGTAAGCTATTGCATGTTCTAGTGCAGACCCTAGAATCATGAAAGCGTTTCTAGTATGGTCCGCAAATGTTGTAGATTGTTTTTTGTAGCCTAGACGTAGTGCGATAGAGTATATGATATCTGATGCATGCACTCCAGGAGCACGGTTAGAAGCACCGTCTATATCGTTTAGACCGGGAGGAAAGCCGGTTGCTATTAGTATCGGAGGCATAGACTACACGTGTTAGTGAGATAGTTTATACATACTAAAGGATTTGCGTCCGCTGGTATACAACTATCAGACGAACAACACATACCGTTGACGTATTTAGCTGTGGAACATACACACTGTTGATATGGTACAATGGCACAGTCGACGTGCGCTCTATTGCAACGTACTGATGCCATCGTAATAATTAGATAGAAGAATGTTGAATGCATTTCTTACTCCAGTACTCCGTCTCTCTTGGATAGTCTACGCTACGACCCCGTGTCTACTGATCTGTTAGTAGGGAGCCAATCAGGATATTGTATCTTCTTAGGCAGTCCACGTTCTAGGCATTCCGCGTGTGCAAATTGATTACCCTCTTTACTCCCGCTAGGCCCACCGTCACCTACATGGGTTTCCGTGCCGATAGGTAGTCCGCAACGTGTACAGGTAAACACTGTGCTATTTATTGGTTTATTGTTTGATTTATTGCCTTGTGTACGTTCCAACCACATACCGAAATACGTACCAAGCACGAACGCTGACAATGCAGTAGATAATATAACACCCAGAACTAACATTATATTAGCGATACCTATTGATTGTTTTCTGGTTGATTGTATCACGGCGAACATATCGACCGATCAAATACCCTGATACAGCACAACCGACAGAGATTAGAACGTGTAGCATTGTTATCGTCATTATTAGCACACCTTTCTAGAAACGGTAGCAAACTCTCGGCTTACAACAAAGGGTAATCCCCAGAAAACCCCTCATACGCGAGAGTTTGCTATCTGAAAATTGACGATATAACTTACTACGCTACAGACACCATGCCGGTAGCTTCGTCGAGCATGAAAACCGGACTATCTACGAAGAACGCGGGCTTAATCATTTTGCCCATTACCTGTGTGTACTTAATTCGATCCGCCTGGAACTTCTTGGGGACCTCTTTGGTAAGCTCGGCTTTGTGGTACACGCCGCCGTTAGCGATTAAGATTTCCATAATAGCGGCATTAATCTCGCTGTCTAGATCATCGGCTGTAGCTGCTACGGGTGTGGCAGAGTGGACAGTAGTAGCAGGAGTAGCAGCTTGCGTTTGTGCGGGTGCAGCAGCTTGTGCAGGTGCCGCCGTTTGTACGCTAGCAGGTTGACTAGTTACTCCATCTACAAACCCGTAGAATTCTGTCATGCAAAGGAATTTACCGTCACCCTTGCGCTTGTTAGGATCGGGGTTTGTAGGCTCGCGGTACGTAGGGTCAGGGATGCGGTCGAATCGACCATGAGCACCTACCATGAATCGAGTGCCTAGCGGGGGCTGTCCGTTAACACTTACACCAGCCGTCATAGCACGTTCCTTTGGAAACCCTGTGCAAGCAAACATCGCCGCCAAGAAATCCTTCAGGTTGTATCGCTTGTCTAGATTCTTGTGACCTGTGCCACCTGTTGGGATTGCGTGGATTCCGCCGAATTGTAGATACAGTTTCTTACCTGCTGAAGGATTCCCGGGGTCTGTCTCATCGGCAGGGTCGCGGGGTAGATTTGCGAGCTGTCCGTCTGCTGACTTACCAGCGCCTAGATCCTTCCAATCTTGTAGGCTTAAACCTCCTGCCGGGTTGATACCATCCATTGACGGAATCCACGCAGATAGATACCCCCCCTGCAAGAATACCAATTGATCATCTTGAGTTGACTCTCCCGGGTCTGGCCGGATGACTACGAATAACCCGAATGCGTACCCTCCCTTAGAGCGATCAGCCTTACCATTCCAGTCATAGGGACCATACAGGGATTCAACAATAGTCCCTGTCAGCTTGTCTACCAGCCCGTAAGTTTCGAATGCATCCGGATCGAAACTTGCGATCATGGGGCCTGTAGAAGCTACTACAGTCTGTTGTGCTGTTGCTACCTGCGTACCTGTACCTTGTCTCACTGCCATTTGTTGTACCTTTCTGAAAGGTTTACTACTATCGATCGCTCAAGGAGGATTCCTCGATTACGATCACGCGCGCGCGGCTATTACTATTACCTTATTTGCGACGTTTGCTAATTGTACGTTTGCTGGTGGTAGATTTAGCCTCTGTTTTAGATGGGTTTGATCTCTTAGGGCGTCCACGCTTGCGTGAAGGTTTGATAAATTCTGTATTATCTACAGAAGACTTTACCGGTTCGCTCGATTCGCTTTCTGTGTCTTCTCCACTCCACACGAACGCACCTTGAAACGTAAACGCATTGACATTCTCTCGCAGCACTGCACCCTCGTACACTACTTCAATTGACGTAGGGAAGCAAGCCTCTGTGAATAAATTAAATCTCCTGTCAAGTTCTATACGACTGTATTTCGATAACTCCTCGCTGCCGTAATAATTAATGAAGTCGTCCGCACGTGGACATACGATGTCATAGGCGGATTGCTTGTCGTCGGCTTCTACGTACTGAATGCCACGAATTTGGTCGGTTAGTTTGAATAGCATTGTACAGGATACCTACCTTTCTTCCATTTCTGTTATATTAAGTAACTGACGTATTTCAAACCTACGTCGCTTGAACGCTTGTATTTGATCCTCTAGTAGACTCGCAGCTGTGCGATTACCACACGCGAATAATTTATCACTTTCATCGCGTAATTTACCTATTTCATGGTGCAGTCTAACGTCTTCTTGTGTTAATGCTTCAAGATCAGCCATATTACCTCTTATCAGCTTACCTTTCTTTGTTCAACGTGATTCTGCACAATGTTAATAATCCGCTGTGCAGCTTCAAACTCCATGATTCTCTGGTCAGCTATAGATAGTGGGCGTTTTTGACTAGTCGCTTGTGCAATACGTGTGTTTGAGAATGACATCTCGCGACGTACTTTGTTAAGTAGAGAATCAGAGCGCATTTCTTGTAGCATTTCGGTTTGATCCATTATGCAATCCTCTGTAGAGTTAAATCAGGTATTCTACCTGGTGTATGAATAGCTTCCATAAAGTACCTAGGAAACAGTTGCAATTCTCTAGCCTTATGATAAAACCACAACCAGTGTGCATCTAAAATGAAACACTCACTAAAATCAGTAGGTGTTCTTGTAGATCTGCCTACTTGCTGCAATATGATCTGTGCAGCGTGTTTAAATCTGAAATTAGGATCTAATCTAATTCGTACTGCCATTTTTGCGTCGCGGCTGTCAGGGAATGCAATCTTTAAGATTATCTGATATGAGCACAGATCG